ATGTATGTTCTCTTAATTTTTTATTTTTTTCAGTAAATGCTTCCGATACAGATATTTGTTGTAATTGACCTTTAAAAAACTTTTTTTTACTTGAAAATAATGAATCTTCTTTTGTTAATTCTAAATTCATATGACTTCTTTTATTTTTTTTAGGAATATACTCGTAATAGATTTTTCTTAAATTTTGTAATATCAAGTTTGATGTTTCTGGATCATTAAATGTGTGGCAAGGTATTTTGAATCGTTGTGTTTTGTGGGGGTGGAATTTCCAGGAACCTATCATGTCTTGCGGGGCATTTTTCACGAAGTCATCTAATGTTATGCAGTTATGGTATTTTGATGTTGCTTTCATGAAATCCCCCCATGTGAGAGATAATGCGTCTGTTATTCTCATCCCTGTTGATTGTAAGAATTTTATTAAGCTACTGTGTGTTAGTGGTGCATCTGCCATTACAAATTTAAAATCTTCTTTGGATAATAAATTCCATTTGGGGGTTGTTTCGTTTAGTTTGTCAAATGAAGGGATTTTGATGTTATAAAAGTTTAGTATTGCTGTGATTAGTACAAGATAGTTGTTAATGGAGCTTGTTGCTAGTGATTGTTTGCAGTATGAGATGAATTTGTTAATGTAATTGTTTATATATGAGTCTGGACTGTTTATGTCGAATGATATTATTTGTTTTTCTACTATTCTGTTTCCTTCAGTGTCTTCGCCTATGTTTATTGTTTTTTCTATTATTCTGTCTTGTTGTGTTTTGCAGTTGTTTATTATGGTGGTTAGTGTTTCGTTTGTGGCTTGGTGGAGTTTTGTTAGTGCGGATATGTATTGTTTTTTTGTTTTTTCAGATAGATTGGGTTTGCTTCTTAAAAAATTTTGGAATAATTCATCTTCTATGATTTTATAATTTTGCATTTTTTTTTCAACCACCTTTTTTTTGTTATAATAGATTATTTATTGTAGGTGGTTTTTATATTTTTGTTAAGATATTTTCTAGTAGTTATCTTATTCATGTTTAAGTTATTTCTAAACGATATCTTATTAATGTATTGTTTTTAAGTTTTGGTTTTTTGGTGTGTTTTTTGTTTATAACTCTAAATTTCACTAAAAGTGAACAAAATATAACAATGTGATTATGCATTATTTATAAAAAAAAGACCAGGTCAAAACAATGACCCGGTCCATGCTGTGATAATATAACATATAATCACATCAAGTATATAAAAATTACTCACAAAATATTCAACTCCTTACCAGACAAAAAAATATTAACATTAATAGTAAACTCCTGATTCACCACATCAGGCACATCATTAGCATTAATCATAACATTACCCATAACATCCATATAAATCTTCTTCAACCGCTTAGGATTAGTCTTAATATAAGTCTCATGAATAACATTCTTACTCCTACCCTGCAAACTATCAACATACTCAGCAGCTAATCCAATATTAGAAGCATGAAACTTACGCAAACTATGACTACGGAAAAACCTATAATTACCTTTAAAACCCCAACCCATACGGTCATTAATCTCCTGAAACCTCAACAATAACCTTGATGGAGTAAAATCAAACAACTTATCAGACAACTTCAAATCTTCCCTAGTCTTCAAATACTTAATAATATAATCCGTAGCTTCAGGACTACAAAAAGTATAATAATACTTATCAGTCTTAATCCTCTTCAAATACAAAGTAGGAACAACATTATGCTTATTACTTAAAGTATCAAGAATATAATCCAAAGAACCACCAGTATGATAATCTTGACAACCTATAATAAATTGTTCAACAGTTAAAGATAATGTTTCAGCTTTAGCAGTACCACTACTGGACATGAATAAAATAACTGCTTTCAAATCAATAGAAGAAATATCTAACGCTTCTCGGATATGATGCTTACTTGGAAGATCTAAATAGTTAATTTCATAATCAATATCATATTTAGCTTGCGGAAGATTAGGAATGGTAACTTCAAAATGATTATAAACAGTTTTAATCTTTTGAATATAAGTCTTCAAAGTATTATGTGACATTTTACTATCAAATAAGAAATTACGATAAGATATTAATCTTTTTTTCAATTTTCTATCCTTCAATGGTATTTTTTCTTCTTCCTCATGTAATGCTTCATCAATCAAATATTCTAGTGAATGCTTTTGAACTTTAACATAATGTTGAATAGCTGACTGATATCCTTTACGAGTACTCTCTTTTATATGTCGTTCTTTACAGAATTTATTGAATATTTTTTCATTATACATAAGAAATAGTATAAGTTAAATCTAATAAAAAAATAGGCCAAAAAACATTAAAATATAATGTTAATTAGCCTTGGAACTTATTATTTTCCCATCAGCATTTTAAAGTGATTAAAATATTGAGTGCTCTATCTTCTTATTTTTTTTTAGTTTAATGTCTTTATTTTTATTTTCGCATTCTCTGCTACTTTTAAATTTAGACAGATTAATGCATCATTTGGGATGATTAAATATATAATTACCTATATAAGTTTTCAAGGAACCATGAAGGATTTACAGCCCAAGTAGTACCATCAAGACACCAACAATAAGTAACACCTTGACCATTATCAGACAACACTGCTGCAGGGTCACGGTTGATCCATTGACCACCTGTGTTAGTTGGATGTCTGAATTGTAATCTGACATGCCCGTCCCCACCACGGCAACCAACATGTATACACCTGACATCATAACCTAATGCTTTTGCTATATGCCAGAACCAATGGCATAAATCAGTACAATTAGCACCTAACCATTTATACACTCTATTCGCAGTTTCCTTGTTGGTGTAACGGTCATCATAGTAATAAGCATAACCTCTACCATTAACTTTAGCTAATGCACCATCGATAGTAGATACTTCACCAAATTTTGCTTCAAAATCTTCAAGTATTTGTTGTTCATAACTCTTTGGTTGTGGTTTTGGTGCTTCTTTAATATTGATTTTATTTTCAACACTTGATGATGCATATTTGTTGTTACCTGTGAATTCTGCACGAAGAATATAACTTCCTGGTTGTAAGTTAATATTCAATTTATATAATCCTTCACTGTTTGGTGTTTTCTTATATGTGACCCCGTTAACTGTGATGTTTACAGTTCCAGCAACTCGTTCATCACCAGAATATACAGCACATTGGTATGGAGTATCTTCACCATAAGTTTTATTGATATCAGTTCCTTCCATTCTTGTAGGTTTTGGAGGTTCTTCATCTATATGTATCTTATTCTTTTTGGTGATTCCAGCACATTTTGTAAGTATTTCATAATCTCCTTTCACAAGATTAATAGGTAAAACAGCTAATCCATTTTTATCAGTGATTCTTTCATAAGATATACTGTTAACAATAAAAATAATTTTAGCATTAACTATTTTTTGATGATTAATATCAGATAATACTGCTTGGAATTTACTACCATCTTTTTCCCTCATGTTTAAATCACAAGTTCCAATTATTGGATTAACAGTTACTTTACAATAAGCATTCACATAATTATAATCATCATCAACAAACTCAATTTTAGGATCATAAGAACCCACAGGTAAATTAATATTCAATCTACTAATACCATTACTATCAGTTTTCCTTTGATAAGTAACACCATTAATCTCAATAGTAACATTCTTATCAGATAATGGAGTATTACCTTCAAACAAACCTATTTCTAAAGGGTCCTTTTCACCAAAAGTTTTAGTTAAATCCTTTGTGATTAAACGAGCATTCTTTTTATTATTACCAAATAAATTTTTTAAAAAATCTAAAAAACTCATAAATATCCTTTCTCCTCTTGTCTTGTTTCACGTATCAAGCATTTTTGATTAATTAAGTAACAACATTTTTCTAAGTCATGGCTGCATGTATTTCTTTGGCAGCAACCTTGACATTCTTGTATTTGTTCTACTTGTTGCATTCTTCACCTTTATTTCGGATTTTTAGGGATGGTTATTTTTTCTTCTTCTTCGTTTACAATTGCTTTAACGATTGTTCTTTTTCCTGTTGGTGTGAATCCGCAGATTGCTGTTCCGTCATTGTTGGTGAGGGTTTCAGCTAGTAATTCATCATCTTTTTCAAATCTTATTCTTGTTGATGGTGAATCGGTTTCTGCGGTGATTTCGATTATTTCTATTTCGATTATTTCTTCTTCTTCAAATTCTTCTTTTTTTAATTCGTATTTTAAGTTTATCATTTTTCTTTGATACCTCAGTTTAATTTTTTTTCTGTTGAGTTTTGTATGAGATATGAACATGATTTTGGTGATGATTGTGAAAGATAACAATAACTTATTAGATTACAATCAATGGTGTGCAGATTATGATAAAAATGAAAACATATTTTATCATGGTGCAGGAATGAAGGTACAATGCAGTAATGAAATATCAAGCATTGGAGAAAATTCATTCAAAACAATACAAATAGGAACAACGCAGTTATGGGCAGAAGTTAGAAAAACTTCTAATAATACACAATTCACTGGTGTTATTGATGTTTATAATCCGAATAATACTGGTAATTTTATAATGGTATTAACATATACCGATAATACTCAATCATCAACAAATATCTATATTCCCCCGTCAGAGGTTTTACAAAAAGATATTAGTTGTAATATTGATGCAATAAATGGTAAAACTGTATCCTATGTTTCATTAAGAGTTTCATTAGATAAGGGTTATATTGATAATTTAAGATTAAATTAAATCTGTGAAAGAAAACCAAAACACACTAGGCTATAATGTATGGAGTGCAAGCGAATATAAAAACAACCTAGAAGATATATACTATATCCCAAACACGGTAAAAGCCAATCCGAGTACCATATGGTCTACTATAGGTGAACAATCACTACATCTAACAACCACTACAGACGGTTTTCAAGCAGTAATCATTAAACAAATAACCTCAACAAGTAATAAAACTCTAATTGTAAACTGTGATATACTACATCAAAAAGGAGGTACCTGCCAATTAAGAATGGTTGAAACAGGAAATATATATACTGAGGTTAATATTCCAGTAAACAGTGATACACAACACATTAGTTTATCCAAACAGACAACAGTAGATGGTACTGTTCAAGTAATATTAATTTTAAGGAGTAATACTGATGAGATATATATTGATAATATTAGTTTAACTACTAGTTAACACCATATCATCAATAAATAAATCATCAGAACCATAATTCAACAAACGAATACGACAATTACTTAAATCACTAAAAGAACCGGATAAACTAAAACTAGTGAAAGAATCAGTTACTGGAATACCAATATCGGCCATTATATCATTATTCTGTAACAACCTTAATACTGCAACCGCCCCTGATTTATTTAATATTTTACAAGATAATGTATATTGACCGGTACGTGGTAGAGAAATTGTTGTATCACTCCACCAACGACTGCTTGTTCTTTTTGCTCTTATAGAATATTCTCCAATGGATGAATATTTGTTTGTTAATTCTGCTTCGTTGTAAAATCCGTTTATTCCATTATAATCCCCACAACCCCATTGATTATAACTTAGTATGTTATTGGTATCTTTCACAGACTATTAATGTAACCTAAAATTGGTACTGTAAATAGTACCATTACTAACAGATGGCATAATCCGGAATTGTAACTGTGTTTCACCACCAACAAACTCATTTGAATTAATACTTATTGATGGAGAAGTATTGCTACCGGCGGGAATGGTCAATGTTTTAACAATAGTATTTGTACCTGAAGAAATATTTCTTGCAATGAAATATAATATTACATTTACAGTAGTGTAAATATCTACCTGCATAGTATAATTCTTATTTGTATTTGGGTTATTATCCATTAATACTATGTATTGAGGATTATCTACTTTTTGCATTATGGAATACTCACCAATTGAAGAATAATTATCAGAATAAGTATATCCATCATCATTAGTAGTTGCAGATAATTTGAAATCCTCATATGTTCCCCGCGGTACTTTACCAAGGTATTCTGGTGTCCATAATTCATGGGGTAGTATATTGTTGGTATCTTTCACAAACTATACACTTATCAATCTCCAATCATCTGATAAAACATAACCTGAAGCATTAGATAGTACACGATATACAACAGTAGTGGTTGATGATGGGATACTCATAGACAAAGAAACATCACCAACAAAATCTGATGGAATATTAATATGTTGGTCTGTCCATTCCTCATTGTTAAATAAACTAATACATAACTTATGGACTCCATTATATGCATTTTTAGTGTTTACATTTACTGTGAACATAACTGTTTTCCCAACACCCAATGTTCCTCTTGCATCTATATAAAAATTTCCTGTATCTTGTTTTTTTATTTTCATACAAGATTCGCCAATCTCTGAATATTGGTTTGTTATATCTGATGAGCAGTTTATTTTGGTATAGTCCTTGAGGTTTTCATTATATTCTCCACATGTCCAAATATTATGTGGGAATAGGTTATTGTTATCTTTCACTAACTTACACTTAATGATATATCATCAACAAATGTAAGACAACCAATATCACCATAATTAGTTATGTTAATCGCATATGTAGTTGCAGTATTATTCGCAGGAATATTCAGTGATACAGTAACTGGAATATTAGGAGATATTACATCCAGTAAAGTGGAATCTACAATTTCACCATTTGAATTAGTGGAATATAAGATTATTGTTGTATTTTTATTAGAGTTAGATAATACTGTTAATTTTCCAGTTACAATACCTGTTAATGTTCCATGATATTCTACTCTGAAACCTGTTTGAGTTGATCCTAATTTGGTTGCCTTTAAACTTGATTCCCCGATTTTTGACCAGGTATTTGTTGATTCTCTTCTTGTTCCAATTCCGCCCAGAAATCCAGTTGTACTTAGAGTATATTCGGTACATGACCATTGGTCATGTGTTAATAGATTACTAGTATCTTTCACTAACTTACAGTAATATTAATATCATCAACATAGCAAACACCAATATCCATAGAAACAAAGAGTAATCTAATAGAATTAGAATGAGGAGTAAATGAAATAATGTGTTGATTAAAACTTTTATTAACAGGTATATTAGTAATTACCACTTCAGATATGTCATTATTATTTTGTAATCTCATATCTAATGAGTTATTATTCGGATTATAAACCATTACTTTTGCAGTTATTGTTTTTTCTTCTTCAAGTGTAATATCTAAATAGGAATAATTTAATATGGAATTTTTTGTTTTTATTTTATAACTTTTTTCACCATTGTATGATGCATCAGATGAACTATTAATTATAATTTCATTATTTCTTGCTTTTAAATCTGATGATATATTATTATATTCTGATCCACTCCAAATATTATATGATAGTAGATTACTGGTATCTTTCACTAACTTATACTTAAATATAAATCATCAATATACATAGAAGAATATTTATCACCATGATTAGAGAATTGAATTCCAAATCTAGAATTATCATTACCCGAATTTAAAGAAACAGTAAATACAGCACAACTACCAGCAGGTATTGTAACTCTATTTGTAGTAATAATATTATTTCCGGAGATTTCAATTAATATTAGTTCACCAGAATTATTTGTTTTAATCATAGCTGATGCAGTTACTGTTTTATTAATTATACTATTATCATATGATACTCTTGCATATGTACCAGAATCAGCTTTTTTGGTTAATTTTATTGATTGTTCACCAATACTTGAATAGTCATTTGTACATATACGATCTGTCATGGGTGCTGTATAAAATATTTCAGGATAGTTTTCATATTCACCAGCACTCCATTGATTATGAGATAGTAAGTTATTGTTATCTTTCACTAACTTAAACTTATATTATCAATATAAAATGATTTATTCTCAGTACGTGGGAACACACGAATACTAATATTACCTCCCGAATATATTGATGTATCACCAGTAACACTAATTTCGACAGGCTTATCATTCATTGGAACATTAACATAAGCAATATTATGTGCTGTTGTTGTGTGGAATAAATTAATCATTACATCACATTCTGGAGTATATATTATAAATTTACCTGTGATTGTTTTGTTTGGATTAGTTATTTTGAATAAATCAATATTGACCCATGAGGGAATGTTTTTTGTTGTTATTTTTAAACTTGATTCTCCAATATTTGAAAAATCGTTTGATTGGTTTATTATGATATTGTTTGGGCTGTTATTGTAAATGTTTGTTGTATCGTGATTATACTCTGTAGCTGACCAAACATTATAATCTAATAGGTTATTGTTATCTTTCACTAACTCACAGTTGAAATAATATTATCAACATACACCGAACCAATACCATCAATAAACATTCTTAAACCCATATTACCATAATTGACTGGGATAACCCCAGTAACACTTACATGTTTACTATTATCTGATGGAGGTACAGTTATTGTAGTAATATTAGAATTATTATCACTTTTTAATCTACATCTAACAGATACAGTCGGATTATACATAACTAATGAAATAGTAAATGTTTTACCCTCTGTTAGTCCAGTTATTTTTTGCAGTTCCATAAACTCATTTGCCTGCGCACATGTTATTTTTAAACTGTTTTCCCCAATACTTGAAAAATCATTAGAGGGTATTAATTGGATATTCTCTGTTTTATCAAAATCATCAGTATTGTTATTGTATTCTGTACATGACCATACATTATAATTGTATAGATTATTTGTATCTTTCACTAAGTTATAATCAACTTTATATTATCAACAAATAACTTTGTATCTGCAACATTATTGAAAAAACGCAACTTTAAATCTTCACTAAATGAAGATGGCGTAGTAAAAGATAATTCGATATGTTGAACAAATTTATTACCATACACATAAACACGACCTAATTCCCCGCCTAATGAAATAGTACATACAAAATATTCTTCAGGACAATATGTATCAAAAGAAATTACATATGTAGTGTTTTTTTGTAAAATATTTTTAGTAATGTAAAATAAGACATAATTCCAGTTTACAGAATGGGGTTGAATATATTCTATACAATTTTCACCAATAATACTAAAATTATTTGAGTATATTAAATTCCCATTTGTACCAGATACTGGTGTATCGTATTCTCCACAACTCCAAAGATTAAAATCTAACAAGTTATTTGTATCTTTCACAAACACGGTTAATATTTGGCTTCTTATGACAGACCCGTTAATTGTTGCTTCAGCATAAACATAATAAATACCAGGACTCCAAACAACCTGTGAATCAGACCAATTTTCGAAATAATACTTATAATTCATCATACTTTGATTACGAGAATCATCATTTAATTTATATATAGATTCTCCAATTACAGTACCATCAATTAATTTAAAAGTAATTTTAGAAGTATTTGATGTTTGTGCCACACCATTTTTATAAATCATACCACCTAACACAAAATGAGCGCCTACTCCCAACCAATCCTTACTATTAGTTACTGCTAATCTATTCTTATCATCAGAAAAAGTAACTGAAGTTGAATTATTAAAACACGCATCATCAGCATCACCACTAAGATTTCCTCTAGCTCCTTTCAAATCTAAAGTATAATAATTATCCCCCGCACCATTCTCCATATAGTTGATTAATCGTCCTATGTTTATACGGTCTTTATTAGTGAAACTTGTAATCTTCGCTTGTGTTTCCACTTCATTCTGCTTAGTATCCAAAACAGTCTTCACACCACCACTAGCCACAGCATTACTACTGGAATCAGTAGGACTACTATCCACCTTAACATGACCATAATTTGATGCTGAACCCACACCATAAGTAGTACCAGAAGATGCATGGCTGGTAGGTGCACGACTAGTATCTACTGGATGCACATGGTCAGCCCTAGCAATCAAATCACTAGAACCCGCAGACTGAGTACCATTCATTTTACTATTAGACGCCGTACTATTCAATTTAGATTTTAACCAATTACTTAAATTAGCTGTATATTTTTTAACCATAAAGCTTCAAGCCTCCCTTTAAAAAGAAAATAATAAATAAAAATTATAAAAAATAAATTTGTAATAATCGTGAATCCAAAAAAAAATAAAAAAAGAGAGTAAATTTATAATACTCTCAAACAATAAAGAATAAAAGAGAATAAATCCTCTTTTTTACTCCGCAATTTCAATCTCTAAAATACCAGTAGTATTATCCCAAGAAACAGAAATATCATCTGCTTCAAGTTTACTATCTAATTCAGTAGTTACAGCAGTAGCTAATTTAGCCCTTGTTACTCCACCATCTTTAATACTGAAAGTATTACCAGAAACAGTTAATGTTACTTCATCAGCAGTATAAGTATCAATTAAATCAGAAACAGGTAATAATAACCTTTTAGGGTCATCATTATCTTTAGTATTAACAACGAATAAAATATACTTATCACCAGTAACTAAACCAGCATCAGATTCTTCTTCAGTTGGAGTAGCGCCAACAGTTTTTAACTCAGCAGATTTTAAAAGTAAATCTTTAGGAATGTTAATTTTACTACCTACTTGCACACCATCTTGTTTAACAATATAAGTAGCTGTGAAACCAGTTTCTGCAGTAGCTTGTTTTTCAACAGTTACTACTCCACCAAGGTCTGCTAAAGTAGGTTTATCAGATAAATCATCATAACTACCAGTAGTTGCAACAGTTGCAAGGTCAGCTTCATCAACTTTAGCATCTAAACTAGTTTGTAAATCAGTAACATCACTAATAGCATGAGTATGTGAGGAATCAGCTTTACCCGCTAAACCATCATAAACTGCTTTAGCAGATGCATATTGAGTATCAGTACTGGAAGCAGATAAAGTAGTTACTTTATTACTAGTGTCTTCTTTACCAGTAATATCTGAAGCTACAAGATAACCGGAATCATTATCTAATTCAGATACTGCAGTTGGAATATCTGAGTTATTTGCTTTACCTGCTAATTGGTCGTATACTAATTTTGCAGATGGGTATTGTTCATCAGTAGAAGCAGAAGAAATACTAGTTACTTTATTAGATTTATCCTCTTTACCAGTGATGGATTGGTGTTCGGTTAAAAATGGATTAGTACCATCACCATCATTAGTTAAATCAGAGGTTTTGGTTGGTAAATCAGTTGCATCTGCTTTACTTTCTAACATAGTGTCTACTTCAGTTTCAGTGTAGTATAAATCACCATGTTCATGATTAAGTGCTGCTTTTCCAGCTAATTTATTATCTACTTCGTCTTTGTCATATACTAAACTTTTAATAAAATTTTTTATATTTATTGTAAATTTACTCATATTATCTTATCCTCGCAGGAAAAAAAATTGTTTTTATATATTTTTTATTTTTCGAAAATTAGTTCGCCTGTTGTGAAATCAAAGTCAAGGTTCTTGATATAACCTTCATCCGATAGGAATTCTCTGATTTCATTTTTAGTTACAATATTCTGTATCAACTCTTCAAATTGAGCTTCATCTACAAAATTATTCAAACAAACACTATCAACTAATTCACCATTACTGTAACATTGTAGACATTTATCAACAACAATAATATCATCAATACTTTTGTCTAAACGTTCGAATATTTCAACAAAAATATCTTTGGCTTCATGACCACAATCGTTAGTGTGGTGATGGTTTTTAGTATATCCACTATTTTGTAAAGGGATAGTGACTTCATTACATGTAATGAGATCTCCTCCATAAACAGTGACTTTAAAAAATGTACCGTTTAAACAATCGTTAGGGACAATACAACTACAGATACATGCTGTGCCTAAGTGTATTGTTTTTTTATCACCCCAACTATTGGTGAAAATAGCGAATTTGTTAACATCATTCCATATCGAGCCTTCGAATGTGAATGTTGTTTTAACTATGTTTTTTGATTTGCTTATGATGATGTTGTCGGTGTCTGTTCTTTTCATTATTTGGTCATTTATTATGTATTCGGTTTCTATCACAAAGTATCAACCCCCCAATGAAAAAATAAAAGTTTTATACCATGGGATGAATTTTAATCAACTCTTAATTGAATTGTACGATAGACTGGATAATAATTTCCACTTCCCTGGAAAATAAAGTGAACATCATATGTTCCTTTGTCTAAGTTTACTCCAAAAGAACTTCCTGATTGGATATCACGATTAGCTCCATTAATAGTATAATGTATGTTTACATTTGGGATTATTAATGAATCATCCCATCCCTCAGTTTCAATATTACGGAGTTCGGAATTGTATAAACAAACTTTTAAACGAGTTCCTTGATTAATTGTGATTAATCCTTGATTAGTATTATCTTTTGGAGATTCAATATATAATCCCGGAACTCTTTTTTTAGCTTTCGCACCATCAGCAATACCATCTAATTTTCTGAATAATTCTGATGACATTAAACCTTTTGTTTCAGCTGAAGCAATATCTAATGAAGCCTTATTATCTAATGCTGTTTTGATTACTTTGTTTTGAACAGGATTAGTACTGGTTCCAGATAAAGCATTATCCACAGTTATCTTATTCGCACCCTCTTGAATGTACTTTAATTTATTGAACATTGTTGTTGACATGAATCCGGCTGCTGAAGCGGAAGCTTCACTATGTGTATGTGAAGTATTTGCTTTACTTTGTAATGCAGTATATATTGCTTTATTCTGTACTGGATTAGTTGAAGTAGAAGATATGCTTGTATCAGTAGCATGTGAATGTAATACTTCTGCTTTATCATCCAATGCAGTTTTAATTACTTTATTTTGAACTGGATTAGTTGAATTACTTTTTAAAGCATCATCAACAGGGTGAGTATGATTATAATTTGCTTTACCATCTAAAGTTGTTTGTAAGTCATTCACATCACTTATTTCATGTTTATGTGTGTCTATTAAATCATCCACATCTTCTTTTGGGTAGAAATATGATTTCATTAGTTCTTTAATATTGCAGATGAAATCATCTAAACTATCAATATCCATAAATATTATTCCTCCATTGTTATCCATGATGCTTGGCCATGGAATATTCCGGAACCCTCATCTTTAATGAATGCATGAATTTTACAATCATCTCCAATTATAATATGTTGGCTTCCAACTACAACATCATCAATATAAATTGTTACTCCCTGTGGTGGACGACAATTTTCAGGTAAAACTAGGTTAGTGTTAAAGTATTGATTCCTTATACTACTATTCGCTTGCCAAGCTACAATATGTAATGAAACAACGTTTCCTGATTTATATAATTTCCATTTACTATGGTGAAATGTTTCAGTTTCTACTTTTGTTGGGGTTAATGAATTATCTAAATCGTTAATTTTATCATTTAATACATATCCTTGGTGACTTGATAAAACTTCCCCTGCGTTATATCGTTCACTGGTTAAATTATCTATTAGTTTAACATGGCCATATTCTGTTGTACTTCCTAGGCCGTATTTAGATGATGTTGATGAGTGTTTATCTGGTTCAAAAGGGTATGTTTTAACATCCGTTTTCTTTAGGAACACATCGGATGCCATACCATTAAACAAAGAGGCATTAATTTTGTTTTCTTGATTATCATTGCTTAGGAATCTTTTTAACTCATCAGTATCAACATAAGTAGAATCTAAAGTATCTAATTTCCTGGCTAACTCATTTAATTGGGTTTCATCAGTTAAAATAATTTTACTTATCACATCATTGCCTTTGTAAGCTATAACTTCCGCCCCAATAATATTGTCTTCGCCATCATTGTGGTAACATCTTACTTTCCATTCCATAAATAACAATCCTCTTTTTTTTATGATTTATATTCAATATAATTCGAATCAATAACGACTTGATTATCAGTGTTTGTTCTACTGGCGGAATATCCGATACTAATACAATTATCATCTAAATTAGGAGTGTAAACAATAATTACTTTATCATTTAAGGTTATTGTTGGGTTATCATCTTCAAACACAGCAATTTCAAACATGATACTTTTATTGTCAATGATATTATAATCTAATCCTTCAACTAATTCCACTTGAGACCCGTCACTATGCATAACAGTAACTTTTCTGATTGGATCTACAGGTTCGGCACGTAACTGAACAGTACGATTAGCTACCATATCCTCGTCAACAACAATTGTTTCTTCAAAATAATCAAGTATTAATCCTTCTGTTTTGTCTTCACGTAAACCTACTTCGTTTGCAGTTAATCCTTCAATGAATATCGGATTATAAGAGACAGATAAAGTTCCTTTAGGTAATTCAACATCATCATAGAATTTTAAAGTGTTATTATCATAGTCTACAGTGTAATCATACCATTCTCCGTAGGTAACAATGTTTTCTCCTTTGGTGGATGGTTGTATGCTACATTTTAATGTAGGATATGCTGGTTTATCAGTAAATTGGAAATCAGTGATAAATCCTTTCACATATAAGTTGTTATTTCTTAATATTGTTATAACTGAAGATTTCCCTTTAAGATATTCTTTTATCTGTGATTCTGTTTTACCTGCAATATCTGCTTCAAGATTAATAGCTTTTAAATCAGGTAAATTAACATAACGTATTAAGTCTGTTGGATTTATGATTGTAAAATGGTCTATAACTTCTTTTTGACGGATTATTTCAACTGTACATTCGGTATTATTTCCTTCTGTGAATGGTGCATATATTCTACCCCATACATTAGCGGATAATATCCCGGTTAATGGTGGTGCATATGCGATTGTACGAACATACATTTCTTTTGGTAATTCCATATCTAATGTTATTCCTAATTGTTCTATCCATGGAGTATTTGAACCATTGTTACTTTTCATTACTGCACGAACAAATACTACTTTTCTTGGTTCGGTGAATGAGTAACTACCATTTTTAGCAATGTCTTTCCAAGACCTACCATCTTTAGATACTTGGAATTTTAATGTATTACCTTCACTTGTTGAGTCTCCACCACATCTTGATGAATCTATTCTTATTTGAGTTATAGGGTTAGCATAAATTGGTTTTAAGTAAACATAATATGTTTTGCTTGAGTCATATGAATCATGTACTTGTGATATGTCACATTGGAAAGCAAAATCCTGTGGGGCATATTTCCCTTCATGATAAGGTACTTCCTCCCCAGTTTCTACGTCATCTTTTCCATAGCGTATCCATGTGTAACCACTGTTGAAACTGTAAAATGCATTACCATCCGTATAAACATCCGCATGACAATGTTTATTCCATCCTCCAATCCAGTAACAGTTTGTTGGATGTGATAATGGGGATAATAATACAATAGCATAAGTTGTTCCTTTTTTAACTGTGCATGGATGGTCAAATGTTACACTCATTACTCCAGGATTGGTTGTGTTGAAAACTACTGCTTGATAAGCTAAATGTTTTTGGTCACTATCAACTGGAACTGCAACACCATCTACTACTTGTGTTCTTCTGATTTGAACAATTAAAGGCATACCTGTATTTGTTGTTCCTTTTAAGTTTAACCTAACAGATTCTAATAAACCATCAGCTTTTGCTTTAAAAGTTTGAGCACGACTAATGCCTGGTATTTCACCATTCAACATATTAGCCAGCCAATTCGGCCTTGTCTCATAATGGCGGTTACGGTCAAAACCAATATACCAGAATTCGTTACATGTGAAGTCATCAGAAATCACATTTCCAGATTCATCACGAATAGTCCAAGGACTATAATTCCGTGTAGTACTGTCAATTGTATTTTTAGAGACTTTAGGTACTTCAAACCTTTGAACAACACTTGAACCACTAGTGTAAGCATTTCTTATAGCTGTGGTTTTATTTATATCAATACAATCAAGAGTATTGAAATCTAAATCTATTCTTTTTTGCACACTATTGTCAAAGGTTATTTTGTTTGTTATTGGGTCTTGATTATACCCATAACTGTTTAATTCATCAATAGGAATACTTGAGAATACTTTACGAACTGCAGGTGGTGTTAAATATTCTAATCTATCTACCATTTTTTTAAGGTATGCATCGTTTTTACAGAATTGACGGAGCATATCTGCGGTTACGTATTTTTGTTCACCGAAACTTTTCAATCCGAGGTTTCGATATTCTGCTGGGCATGGCATGGTTAATTATTCCCTCCATAAAAAATTTTATTTTTATTATTCTTTTTCTTTTAATTTTTTTTATTTAGTTTGAACAATCAAATCAATAGTATTTGGATCCACATTATTCAATGTCTTAATGAAAACATTTCTGGTATTAACATCATAGTAATATGAACCTGCATAAAGGTCTTCTTTTTTAGTTACTTGATTGTATCCCGAACCAGAATCCAATTCACATACACCAACAACAAGATTTGGCTCATAAACATAATATGTACCATCATAGGCTTTCCAATTGCTTCTGAGACTTCCTGTTACTAATGTGAAGCAGTAATCTATATGTATGCTGCTTGTTATATCTCCTAAGAATGTTGAGGAGATTTTATTGTAGATGTCTCGACTGATTAATATTTCATCATTAGCTACTCCTATTTCGCAGGTGTCGAGTATTTCTGATGCGGTGACTTCGCAGGATAAACAGACTTTTTTGGTTTCAGGATTGGCTTTGCTTGAACATAATTTCCTTACTGTTTCTTTACCTAATTTTTTATTGGTTTTTAATGGTCTGTCTGTTGCTTTTCCCAATACTATGTATTTAATCACTTCGAATTCATTGTTTATCCATCTGTTCATGAAGAAACAATCTCCTTGTCTAGTGATAAGATTTGTGCCTTTGATTACTATTTTAGCATTTAAAAACATTGTTTGAAGAGGTATACTTATAGCATATTCTCCTTTAACATCAATCATATTATATCAACTCTTTTAACTGTTTTACCTATTGTTAATGTTAATTCTGATACAATTTCAACAGTGTTATTGTATTCTTCATTGGAAGTGTTTAACATTACATGAACTTTTTTGGATAATGGTGTTAATTGGTCTAAACGAGCGGATAAATTAGGAACATCTTCCACTATTATATTTGATGATATTTTGTTATGTTCGAACCATAATTCATAATCATTTGGTGTCCAATTCATTTTTGAACGCATATATTTACAAGTGTCTTGATTTACCATTTTTTATCAGTCCTCGTTTTCCAATATAACATCTTCCGCATCGTCATCATCTACTAAGATTATATCTTCTTCACCAGTTACACTTGATTCATCAGGGTTGTCTGTGAGTATTAGTTTTGGATTATCATCATCTAATAACTCTGATAGTATGAGATAGTCTTCTTCACTGTAACTTGATGTGTCTGATGGGAATTCATCTAATAAAGTAATATCCCATGGTGAATCGGTTTTGTCTTTAATACTGTATGATGGATTAACTATTGTTAATTTAATTCCAGTTATTGTAACTTGATTTAAATAATCATCACCAGAGTAAACAAGTTTGCCTTGAATAACTTCTTGTGATGTGAATAATAAGTTAATAGCTTGTTTAACAGTAACTGTTTGTATTACTGTACCATTAGTTTTTTGTAAACTTATTGTTCCTGATGGAGTGATTGTTTCTGATGTTTTTGATGATATATTTGGTAATTCAAAAGTATATGGTAAATTATATGAATCATCAACAACCAATAAATGATTTTTCTCAAGAGTGATGACTGGTGTTAATTTGGTTATAGTTAATGTAGTTTCTTTATTACTGGTTTTATAATAAGTATTCTCAACATAATTGATATTTATACTGTAATCTGATGGTTTGAATAATTTATTAAGGGATAAACTAAACTCACCATTACTTAATACAACATTATAATCAGTACTATCCACTGTGATAGTTACACTACCAGTATCTGCAGGAATATTATTCTCATCTATCACACTACCTGTTATTGCAAATCTTTGACTTGTTGGAACAGATAAATCTTGTGAACTAATTGTAGTTGCTAATTGTTTGAACATTACCGTTACTTCATCACTACATGCTGCATAAGCTCCAGTATGTTTAGCATAAGTTAATTCGAATATTAAGTCTTTTCCACGAACATTACTTGTTGTAGTGTATATTGCTTCAAATTCACCTTTAATATCAGTTGTCAAGTTATATGTTTTAACTAGAGTATTTTCAGCATATACTTTTACTGTTAAGTTTTCGTTTGGTAATGGATCATCTTCCTGGTCTATGAGAACACCATTAACTGTAATGACTTCATTGTTGTAACTGTAAACTGATTTGTCAACAGTTAAAAATGATTCTACATTTAATTCCGGTTCGACACTATTACGTAAATGCACGAGATTACTGTATACATCTCCATCAACTGTGGAAATTGCTTGAATATATGTTCCTTTACAATTTTTAATAGCTTGAGTGTTGAAGTTTCCACTCCACCAACCATCATTATTTGTGGTGTAAACTGTGGAATCTGTTAGGCCACATTTACTATTGTAGGTGTCTGCTATTTTAAAACTGGTTGATAGTGGGTTTCCGTTTTTATCACATGCATAAACATTTATTGGGATGCTTGTTGGTAAGCTTCCCAATATTTTATGTTCAGGATATAATTTTAATTGTATGTCTGCAATTTCGGTGTCTCTTACACGTACACGATAATAGTTACTTATGCTTTGGTAATATTTGCTTGTTTCAACGAATTCTAAATGTAGTGTGTGATTTCCTTTAGCGAGTTTTGTGGAGTATGATATTTCACCTTTGCTATCAGTATTTTTTGTGGTTAATAGTGTATCATCACAATATATTTTTATTGGTTTATTTGATAGGAGGTTTCCTAATTCATCAGTTAATACTCCAGTGATGGTTATATTTTCATCGGTTTTGTAAACAGATTTACCTTCACTAAGCAATACAAGATTTGTTTTGTATTTAACTACATTGACTGTGAATTCTACACTGCTTTCAACATAAGTTTCATCATGACTGAATACAATTTTGTAATTGTGTAATCCTGCTACAGTTGGAGTGTAATTTAAATCAGAACCATTATTAACAGTTTTAACCAATTTATTATCTTCATATAATTTTAAAACACCAACAGTTACTGGAGTATCATAATAATCTTTAACAGAGTATGGTATACTGAATGATTCTTCAATATACATTTTACTAACTGGTTTGGTGATATTTGTGGTTGTTGGCATTGGTTCTACAATCACACTATAATAATTTTCACTAAGACAATATTTCTTGGATTCATCATGCTTAACAGCAATATTAAATGTTCCAATATTATCAAATAATTGAGTGAATGTATAATCTCCATCTTCTGCAGTAGTTACGGTGCCTAATAAATTGCTTCCAAGATATAATTTAACTTCTTCATTACTTACAGGTTTATTTGGGTCATGTGTTTGTGTTGGGCAATTCTTTGTGAGTCCAGATACATATTCAGCACCAACCATATAATCTCCAGTATCTGTTAGTAATGTTCCCCTTAATGTAATATTTCTATGAGCATATGTGGTGTAGTCTTTTGTCATATCAATCTTAGTAGCGATTTTACATATTGATTTAGGTATTTCAATATTGATTGGATAATTCAAAGCATTCTCGTTAACGAATTCTGTTGATTCAGATAACATTTCACAACATTTATGCTTTAAAGTAATTCCTTGCAAGTACAGATTGGTATCTTGCATTACATTGAACAAGCTCCATCCATTATTCTGATAGATAACTGCACCTGATGGACAGGATATTATACTACATGTTTCATCTATTTTTAATACATTATCAATATAGAATCTTTCATTTTTATTGATTAATGCTATTACATTTCTTGAACCATGCATTTGTGAGACTGCATATTCTAATGTACGGTAAGCTGTTTGTGATGTTGTTCCATCATTATTATCATTACCATCCACACAATCCACGTAGATATCAGCATTTCCACAGCCTTTAATGGTTATTCTGATAACATCTGATTCAAGATAATTAGTGTTCAGAGCTTTCATGTCATTATAGTTTTCGTATGCTCTGAAGATGAAATCGAATTGATAATCTGTATCAATGCCTGGTATATCATTAGTGTTTATAGTCCATAAGAAACCTTTATCTTTGGTATACTGGTAGAATTCATCATCGTATCGGTGCAATTCTCCATTTTCTGTTTTGAAATATGGTATTATATAATAATCTGTTTCGGTTTTTCTTGCGAATTCATCAATAAAATCATAATCAAATGTAATATCCATTCCTTGAACTGGACTTGCATTGTTTACATTTGCAAAAAAGAATATATCTGGTTTTACAGGACACCATAAAATATCTTTATGCTCCCATCTTTTAGGTTTCCATCCTTCATCATATTCTCCATTAGGACTTAAATGTCTGTTTTCTTCAAACATTTTACAGAGATATCTTTCACGATTGATGAAACTGATTTCTTTTTCATCTTCTGGATTTAAACCGTAGAGTTTCCATATTTCAATTACTGGTAATGGGAGTTTATGATAGTATTGTAAGAATTTAATTATCCTATTCATATAATAATAATCGTTCTCTGTAGTTTGATTATTGAATGGATGTTCAGTATTCTTATAATAAGTTATTAATTGGGTTTTGTTGAATATTTGGAATTCTTCTTTATTTGCTATGTCATTAATTGTTAATTTAGCATAATCTTCATCGGTTAATTTTACTACGCCGTTGTAAACATAATAAAGGTCATCGTTTAGTTTATGGGGTATTTTATATGTTTTACGGGGTATGTTATGTAATTCTCCGAAATGGTCGAGTGATGAATCATGATCATAAATATCGTTAAGTGGTGTATCGTTTTCAGGGTATCCTTTACTTAATGTATATTCTTCCCAAGTCTCCACCGTTATATGAAATTTATCTGAAGGGATGATGTTTTCTGAAGAACCATCATAAGAATAAATGAATGTATCAACTTCATCACTATACTCATAAGACTCAGTATATATAACTTCATCATTTTTATAACAAGTAACAGTTTTCAGATAAGGAAAACAAGCAACAAAATTAATACTATAATCATAAGCATCAGACTGCTCACGCCAAACCAACAAACGCTTATTCAAATGAAAACTCTCATAAACCTCAATCAAATCATTATACAAACCTTTAAACTGCTCATTAAAAACATATTCAGACTTATAGAAATTACTATCCGGCGATTTCTTCAAAAAATAAGGAAATTTACTCAACAATTTCTTTAAACTTGAATAAACCATTCTACATCATCTCGATTGTAATTGTATTAGTCGCACCAATTTCTTCATCAGTAATCTGAATATAATCCTCAGGCAATTTAAAAGTAATATTCATTAATTCCGGAATCTGAGTGTTTAAGAATGCTCCTAACTTATAAGGTATGAAATCTTCACCAATACTTAAACCTTTATAATATTTACCAGTAACATTATTCAAACCACCATCAATAAACAATTTAATGGCAGCAATAATCCTATTTCGTATTTCATCTTTTTGAGTAGTACTATACGGATTTACCTGGTCAATATCAACATTAACAGTAGCATAAACATCAATTGGAACTTTAACTGGTGCAGTTAAATAAATATCTTCAGAAGCTTGACTAACACGTCCTTGTAAATCATCATAAGCTGCACCTAACTGATAATCAGTCCCTGGATCCAAAATTATTTTCAAAGTACCTGACCCATCCCAATTCGGGACAAAACGATAACCATCAATACCATCAAAATTAGCTAAATAATTAATGAAAGCCCATTCATTACCTTTCTCATAGACTAACTCCCAATTTTTTAATAATTCACGATATTCATCATCAGTGAAAGCATCATAACCTCCAGTTGAAGAAGATAAATTAGTAACAGTAACACTACTTATAGGAGTGATTAATTCAGATTCTAATTTTGTTAATTGATTTTCAATAACAGTACTACCAGTTCCAGTATTAACAGCTAAAGCAGAAACATTAGCAGATAAATCACCTGCAGGAATATATAATCCTTCAACAGTGTAATAACTAATACCTTTACCGGATGTTATAAGCAGATTTTTTGGTTCGACAACATCAGTATCCTGTGCATGATTTAATGTAAAAGTAATTTCACATGAAGCACGAGTAGCTCTTGGTCTTGGAATACCTACAAGCAAACCTAAATCATCTAAATCAGAACCAGTTGCATGATTAACTTTATTACTATAATAAACTTCAGTCATATCAGCATATACCTGTTCAAAGACTTCACTATGAACACTTAATAACATCACATAAAAATTACTGATATCTTGTTTATTAGAAATATACTTCTCAAATTCATTTTGATGGCTAATTAAACCTTGCATTAAAGCTTCGTTCAATGCATTTAAGAATATTTCTTTATAATACTTCTGTTTGTACATTTAAAGATTCACCCTCCCTTCCACTATTTTATCATTAATACTTGTTACATTGAAATCAATTTGATATTTATAAAAATTTTTATCAGGATTATCTGTGATTTTAATCCAGTTAACTTTTTGAACACGTCTCATTTTGGTTAATGTTTCTTCAACAAACAATTCTATTTTGTATTCGACCATATGGGATTTGTTGGCTTTGATTAATTCATGTACTCTGCAACCGAATTCGGTGTATAATTGATTATGTTTCAATTCTTGATATCGTGTCATTATAGCAATACATATTGCATTTCTTAGACTATCGTGACCGGTTAGGTTATTAATGTCTCCGTTTTCGAAGACCATATCCCATTGATTGTATTCATCGGGTTTTAATTCAATGTCTTCATTTAATGTTTTGTAGAATCTGTAAGAATCACTTTCATAATCAACCGGTAGAGTCATCAGTATCACCTAACATTTCTTCTTTAAAATCATCAATAGCTTTCTGTATTAATTCATCAACTTCTTCTTTAGTGTAGACTTCTTCTTTGGTATAAACATCATCTTTAACAGGTACATCATCACTATTAGCATATTTAATCGTAGTGTTTTCTTCTTGAACTAAACCCTCAACAAAGTTAACTCCTTCATGGGAAACCATATTAATATTAGACATGCCAACATCTAATCCAAATTCATTTGTTGAACCTACATCAGATATCCGGTAATGGCCAGGTTCTGCGGGATTAATGTAAAGAATATTATTTTTAATGAAATAACCTAACAATACTTGTTCTTTAGTATCATCACTAGTTTCAGCTATGAAACAATCTAATTCACTTTGAGGGATAATGCAAGGTTCTTTTAATTTTTCACAAAACGCCCTATCTCCTGCAGGTGTGAAGAAATCTATTAATGAACCATGCATACGATGAAGCATTCTACAAAGAACCAATTTATCTCCTACTTTAACTTCTGCTTTGTCCAAGTAAGGATAATATTTAGTTAATACGCCAATATGGAGTTTAGATGCATTAACTTCTTTTTTAACAGTAGTTTCCAAACTATCCTCAACAACATTATGAATAATAGGAGTTATAGCACTAATTAATCGGCCATCTGTAGCAGTTATGTTATTTGATTTTTTCATGTTGTTGTCTCCTCAGTTGTTTCTTCATCTTCACTTTCTTCCTCGTCTTCATCACTTTTTGCTTCTTCCGGTTCACCAAATCCTGGAGGATAATCAGCTAATGTGATATTAGTTTCCCATCCTGGAGAAGCAGATTCACTATGAGAACATTTTGTAATATACATATAACCATCTTCGTCAAAGCTTGGAATGTATACTCTAACCCATTTTCCTTGTTCCCATAACGGAGAACCAATAACTTTACATTCTATTGTGTGGCCGTTGTCTCTTTTGATTTTAGCCCATTCTGTATTAGCGAATGTCTGTGCTTCTTCTAATGTTTCACAGGGAACTTCTTCAACACTGGACTCTGTGTCACTACTTGAATCATCAGAGGATGTAGTATCTGTTGTGGTGTTTGTGGTGTTATCTGTAGTAGTAGTTGTAGTTGTGGATGAAGTATTCGAGCTTGATGAATCCGACTCTTTTGTTGTAACAACCCTTTTAACCGCATCCATTTCAGCTTTTTTCTCACCAAACCTTTCAATTAATTTTTCATCACGAAAGACAATGTCTTCACCACCTTGCCAATGCACAGTCAAGAAGTTAATTGTTTCAGGATTAATATCAGTAATGTTAATGCTTTTTTGGATAATATCTCTACCTTCAATTAAAGATAATTCAGCAGTTTCAGGGTCAGGAATCTTATTAATAAAAACAGTATCGTTAACTACACGACATTCAATTTCTCCATCACGCATTTTAAGAATATCTTTAATTGCTTCTTTGATTGTTGATGCAGATGAACCATCATCACTATCCTCTCCACCACCAGCCAATATTTTCTTTGCCAGTTCCTCTGGTGTTTGACCATAAACATAATTCACATACTGTTTATTTTCCTGGAAAAAATAATCTGCAGATTTCCCTAGGTATGGTGCGATAGATGATCCACTACTGAAATTATCATCATGTGCTCTTACTAAAGGTTTATTTTTTAAATCTTCTTTGGTAATCCATGAATGAGCTGTCCATGATGCAAAAGCAAACCATGCATATTTCCAATGATAATATCCATTTTTGATACCATCACGAAAATCAACGTAAGTACCGATATCACTTCCACCAACAATGAAAATTGCTACTTTTCCTGATGATGAACTTTTTAAACCAGAAGATTGAACAAAATTTGGACCTACACTTAATCTTTGAGCGGTGTGTCCTTTGCTTTCAAGAACTTTACATACTCTTTCAATTAAGTTGGATTCCCCACCTACAATGTTATCGCATCCAACAATATAATCAGTCATAATTATAATACTCCTTTAACATGCTCCATTAGCTTGGAAATCCCATAAACTATTCATTTTCATATTTTGATAAACTTGACCAAGGCTACGTCTACTGTACCCTGGGTCTGAATCTTGCCATTGCCCATCAACATAATATTGAACCCAAACATGCCCTGGGCCATGAACACCACGAGCTTTAAGTTTAACTGCTTGAGCCATTTGGTAACCCAAGTTAGCACGGTCACAACAATTACTAACACCTGATTTCAAAACTTCTGATGCACATTTATGATGGTTACTGTAATTTGGTGATGGGTATTTTACATGATCACAGATAAAAGCAGTGATAGCATTAGCTTTGGCTTTTGCAGATTTTTTGCCTTTACAAACTTTCTTTGCCATTGCTTTTACATCACCGGAAACTTCACCGGAAAATTCTCCACCCTCATCATCATCTTCACTTTTAGAAACATTACTATAATCAATTACCTCATCAGCCATTCCTGTGAAATCAACTTTAGGTTTTAAACCAGCCGTTTTAATCATCTCTTCTAATATGGCTGACATTTTCATTTGAGTGAAATCAAACTGGTATTTCTTATCTAAAAGTTTTGTCATTCCAGATAATGTTAAATCAACACCATTTTCACTATAAGTCTGTTCAGTAATGAAACCTAATAGTACTGGTGTTAAATCATCTAAATTAGTTGTTTGACCATGTTCTTCCCAAGTTTTACGAAGACAAGTACGAACACCTTTATAGAATCTTTTTTTATCAACTGATGGTACACTGATGTTTCCATTATTATCTATAGCTTCATAATCATAATCATAATTAGAATCAAATAAATCTCCATAATAATAAGTTTCCAATATTTCGCCTTGATGTAATTTAAATCCTTCATCATTTTCCTCAATTTCTTCATCCTCTTCCTCTTTTTCATCTTCTTCTTTCTCAGAGTCTTCTGAAGATTTTTCACTATCTTCTTCTTTATTACCCATATTAGGTTCATAAGGGACAAAGTTCTCTTCATCGGTTTTATAAACTTCAAAAAGGTTACGAGGAATACTATAACTAGCTACTTTAACCATAGTTTAACTCCTGCTTTTAAGTTTATCTTTAATTTCCTGTACCCATTCTTCTTTAGTTTTGTTGGATGTAGGTGTAGTGACTTTATTATCTTTGTTTGTATTAACTACTTCAGTAACATTAGATTCTGTTTCTGTATTCGTAGCTTCCGCATTTTCTTTTTGTAAAACATCTTCTGGAACAACAAACAAATCGCCAGGAATATTTGGTTGTTCTTCAGGAATTTCTTTAATATCAACTCTTAAAGTAATATGGTCTGGTGAAGCTTCTTCATCTTCACGTTCAATAGTAATTTCAGCTTTGAATTTACCACCCATATATTCAGAGATAACCTCACATTCTTTGTTCATCATTTCACGGAATATTTCATCAAAGATTCTGGGGTTTCCTTCAGTATAAACCTCAGTATTGAAACTATATTCACGACCCATATACTCTCCACGAGTTACTTTTTCCGTACCACCTAACAGTTTTTGACGGTTTACTTTACGATAATTATAAGAAGTAGTTGAAGTAAGTCCCTCAGCATAGAATGGATATCCATCTATTTCAACTGTTTCATTAACTCCATTTACAATATCTTTATACATGTTTGGCATGGGTTATGCAACTCCTTTTGGATTTGGATCATATAAGTCAAGTGATTCTAAAGCAAGAATTAACATTTGTTTAGCTTCTTTTTGTGTCATGTTACGAGCATCAACAGGGATTGCACCTTCCTGAACAATAATAGTGGTGTTATTACCATTATTAGTTGGTGGTGCAGGACTTGCCATTAATCCCATTGATTGTAATTGTGATGGATTTAATGGTCCCATTGCAACATCTAATGATGGATTACCAAATCCATCAACAACTGATTTACCTGCAAGATATGCGGATGTGTTTAATGGACCATATGAATCAGTGATTGCTTGATTAGTATATCCCATTTCTGCGCTCATTGCACGATATATATCTCCAGGAGAACCACTGTTAATACCATTTTTAAATGCAGCCACTATTTCTGCAGCACCATTTTGAGCAACTGATTTAGCTGCATTTATACCATTTTGAACCGCAGATGTCATGAAACTCATTTCCGCATTCATTGCATCAGCTAATTTTAAAGTAGATTTGAAACCATCAGTAACATTAGTACCTAATGATTGTCCACCACTTGAAGCTGCACCGCTTGCACTTGATATACCTGATGAAACACTGCTTTGGACAACACCTCCTAATGGTGATAATCCTGATTGAATACCACTAACAATTTGAGAACCAATACTCATTGCAGGAGCTGCAAATCCTCCAGCAGCACTTGCTAATGTTGTACGAATAGTAGTTAATGCAGTATTAATACTATTAAGTAATCCATTAACATCACCAATACCAGCATTAGTCATTCCAGATAAATAATTCGCAACTTTGCTCACAGTTTCAACAGCTAATCTTACTCTTTCAGCAATATCTGGTGAAATAGTGACTCCACCAAATTGTGATAATTGTGTTCCTGCTTGTTTTAAATAACTTAAACCCACGGAAACTCTTTGAATAAAACTAAGGTCAGGTATATTGGTTATTTGTATGCCTGCTAATTTACTGGCAACTTGATTAATTTCATTGATGGCTTTGTCAATACTGCCTTGAATATCAGTTCCGCCGAATAATCCTCCTTGAATCCATCCAACGAAACCACCATCATAACTTTGTGCTACAGATTTAATTGAATCTAAACCTGATTTTAAACTACCTAATGCATTAGAAACATTTTGTATTTTACTTCCAATATCTTGTGGAACATCGGATATAGTCCAAGTGCTTAAAGCGGAAGCTGCTTTTTCAATATCTGTTTTCACATTAGTTAATGCAGTTTGAATATCTACTCCACCGAATAATCCTCCAAGTAGACTATCCCAGTTTTGACCATCACGTATACTACGTAATGCACCAATCGCATCCCCTACAGATTTAAGGCTATTGCAAACATTTTGAATATTCTGTGCAACACTCTCAGGTAAAGGTGATAAACTAGAAAATTCCTGTAATTTACTAGATGCTTTAATAATTTCATCTTTTGCTTGACCAATACCATCAGATATACTACTGAAATTTAATACTCCAGCAATCCAATTACTAATACCGGTGTTAATATTAGTCCAGGTCATAGCACCCATAGCATTAGACACCGCACCAAGACTATCACTAATTGTTTTAAGATTTGTTGCAATAGATGGATCAAGTTTAACATCACCGAAACTTTGAAGTTCTTTAGCAGCTTCTTTCAATGCACTACTTGCAGTTTTTAATGGTCCAGTTATACCGGTGAATAATGTAATCATACTGTTAATGCCGACAAGTATGCTAACTCCGGTCATTGCTAGCATTGCAGCACCAATCCAAGCAAGACCAGTAGCTATCTGTTTGATTCCTTCAATACTCCCTTTTAAATCGATACTGTCGAAGTTTAGGGATTGCATGAATTCACCTAATAATTTGATGAATAGCATTGCTTCTGCAGCTATTCCTGCTATTATTGGAATCATTATTGCTACTACTGCTGCTAATGCTAATGCAGGTACAATCATGGATGTGAATGCTGCACTTAATGATGTTGTTGCTGCTGCGGCTGCTTCTGTTCCAGCTGCTCCTGCTTCCATTGCTGGTGCTGCTGCACCCATTGCTCCAGCTGCTTCTGCAACTCCTTCAACTCCATCAACAACATCATCTATTTCTGAGACTACTTCCGTCGCTCCACGAAGACCGGAGATTTTATCTTTTAATCCACCGAAAACATCAGTAAAACTGAATCCACTAATGCTTTGGTATAATGATTTGTTTAATCCGTTTAATTTGCCTTTTATATCAGGCATTTTAATATTTTTAATTGATGTTCCGAAACTAGATAATTTACCACTAATGGTACTGGCTACATCTCCTAATCCACCAAAACCTTTTTTCAATCCATTTTGTAATGTTTCACCAAAGCTGAAATTTTTAATGCTTGATGCTATTTTAGTGAACGGTGCTGTTATTTTTCCTTTAAAATCCAAATCTTTGATTGAGGAAAATGCCTCTGTTAATTGGGTTTTAAATCCAGAGAATTTATTTTTAATAGCACCTGTAAAAGTCATTTGTGAAGCTTCTTCAGCTAATTCCCATTCTTTAATTAAATCATCATCAAGAAAATGACTTCCTTCTTTAAGTGCTTCAGATAATTCTTCAGTTGATTTTTTACCAAAGATATTTTCAGGGTCAAAACCAAGATCACTCATTCTAGTTTTTGTAAGTCTCTCTGCGGTTTCAGCATTGATTTTATTGATTTCTTCAAAGACACCATCTTTTTTTTCAAGTTCTTTAAGGTATTTTGCTAAATCTTTGTTTTGGTTTTTACTATCTTTTAGCATGTCTGCTGCGAACAATGCATCGGTACCAGCTTCAACAGCTTTTTCTCCTTTACCTGCACCTTTCGCAGCTTCGGCACCTGCAGCACCCATACCAGTAACATTAGCACCCATTTCTCCTGCATTACCTACAGTAGACATTGCATTACTCATACCTTTAACTGCATCAGTAGCATCATTAGCAGCTTCAGCAACATCACCAGCACCTTTAATCCAAGACCTTAACTGTTTAATACCTGTACTAATATCCTCAAAACCACGAACAGCAGTACTGACATTAAATAAAGCACTGTTCATTACATCAATACCCTCGCCAACAAGGAGGATACTAGCAGTTAAATTACCTCCTAAAGCATTATCTAAATCCAAGAAACCTCTTTTAACATCTTTAATCACTGGTAAGAATTCATTACCAATTTTCTTACCACCACGACTAAAAGCTTTTTGGATTAAAGCATCAAGACCTTGGTTAGTTTCCATTAACTCTTTAGTAGAACCCATTACCTCAGTAACTGCCTCCATGAATCCACGAACATCTTTCTCATCACCACTCCATTTACCAGTACGTTTTAACGCATCTTCAGATACACCGTACTGGTCTAATGCAGCGAAAGCACCTTTAATACCTTTAGACAAAGACATCATTGCAGTTTCAGCTAAAGCAGTACTACCAGTTTGAGCTAATACAGCCGCACCAAAGTTAGCCATATCATCAGTAATATCTTTAACTTCAGCATCAGATGCACCAGTTGCGGCTTTAAATGCATTCAAAGCAGGGATTAAATCTTGCATTGAAGTTAAACTAGAATCAGTAACTTTATCAACAGTATCATATAAATCTGCAGCAGCTTCTTTAGTACTAGTCATATTGTTAATAAGTACCTTGTTGGTTTCTGCTTTACTTGCATTACCAAATATAATATCAGAAGCAGATTTACCACTGTTAAGTGAACCTATTAAACCATCACTAACAGTACTTAAGTTAGCCATACCTGCAGTCATACTAGCTAATGCTGCTTGGGCGGATGAAGCCATTGATTGAACATTATTATCTATTTGTCCAGTTACTGAACTAACTTCATCTTGTGCTCTGAATATAAGCATAAGCTCTTCCATACTCGCCATACTGCATTACCTCATTCTTCTTCTTTTATTACGATTCTTTTTAGCTTCTTGCTCTGCTTTTCGGATTTGTCTTTGTTCTGATTTTATAATCTCACCATACTTTCTCATGAGCATGATGATGTCTAAATGATTTCTTTTGTAAATTACTTCGCTGATAGGTATTCCAAGATGTTTACTGACACGGAAATAAACTTCTCCGAGAAAACTATCTAACAGCTGGAAATAAGTCTTCACGGAAAGTTTCAGTTAATTGTAAACGATTACGGACTTCGTGGAATAAACTTACACGGGTGGATAAGTCAACTTCTTGCCAGAATTTAATATTATCTTCAAAACTAGTTTCAGTATCATCAACAAATTCAATACGATCGGCTAGGAATTCATTGATGACATTGATAAGGAAATCATTGTCTTCTGCTTTTTCATTAATTTTATCCATGACGGATTTGTACATTTTAGTTTCTTCTGGTGACATTGGTTGTTTATTTTGAGCTTTACTGACAACTTTTCTTTCATTAATGTTTAAATCATCAAATAAACCAAATTGGTTGTCTTGTGCTTCAAGGTATTGTTTATCAGTGAATGGTTTGATACGCATTTGTAAAAGGAATTTCTCACCATTCAAGTAATAATTCATATCTATACGGTAACGATTTTCATCATGGATTAATCTTAAGAGTTCAGATTGTGTTTTAACAATTTTTTCTGATGTTTCAAGATTCTTTTCAAGTTTATCCGCATCATATTCTTTGAAAAATCCACGATAATCTTTTAATAATGATAAAATATCTTTTTGTTCTTTTTCTGTTAATTCTTCTTTATTAATACATTTATCAACTAATTTCTTCTCATCGTCTTCTAAATAATCATAAGGTAGTTTTTTACATTCTCTTGGATATTTAGTGTCCCATAAGAATTTTTCTGTTGTTTCACTTACCATAAGTCTAATCACTTCCAAAAAAATAATAATAATATAATTTTTTAAAAAAAAAAATAAAAGATAAAAACATGAAAAAAATATCTTGTTTTTATCTTGGGTCTTTAAATCCTAATGCAATAAATTCTAAATCAAAGCCTAAACCTTCATCTTCCATAGTTGGGTTAATGGATTCGATACGGCAATGTAAAAGAGTTCCTATTTCTTTGTAGTCCCCTTCATCTCCGTAAGCATAAACACTTATCGGGAAGTTGATACGTTTAGCTTGATATTGTCTGCATAATTTTAAGAATTGTGGAGCAATACCGTTTGCACTTCCACTATATTCGTTTTTACCTCCAGCATATCTGTAAGGGTCACGACTATTGGTGGGTGTTTTTGTATTGTTTTCGGTTGATATTTCAAAATCAAAATCTTCACAGATGATAACTTCATTATCTAATCTTAATTCCGCTAAGTCATAGCTGTTGTCATCTGGGTCAACGGTGATAGCCATATTTAATTACCTCCTGCAACTGTAGCGTTTGGTGCTTCAATGTACATGCTGAAACCAATAAATAGGGTTGAGTTAACTGGTATGGATACTCCTTCAGCTAATAATCTGTAAGGATTAGTACCTGATTCAATAACTTGGATTTCGGTTCCATTCATCATATAACCATTATCTAAGAATTTATTCACGATAACATCAACATCGGTTTGACAATAAATGATATTGACTTCGGTTTCGTTTCTTTTGATTTGATGATATAATGCAACATAGACTTCTCTGATTAATTGGTCTACGTTTCTTCTTGCATGTAATAAACAATCATTTGCCCTGCTGTCCTGACTTGCAGCAAAAGCTGTGGAAACGGCAAGGTTAATTCTTGGGTGTATTTCACTACCTGCGAGTTCATCTTTAATGAATATAATTCCTGCAGCTTGTAACTCGTTTTCTTCAGATGGTGTACGTTTATTGAATTCACCTGGTAGTATACTTCTGAAGTCAGTGTATCCTGGTTCTTCATAGTATGGGGTGGTGAATATTTTCGCTAATATTCTTCCAAAGTATTTTGGCTCACATAACCCTAAACGAGAGCTTTGAATATATGCTTCTTGTTCATCATCAGTGTAAGTTTTTAATTGAGCATCAGTAGCACCAGCAATAGTATAATATGCTATTCTTGGATTACCATACTCATTATCTGCTTTAATACTTGTTAAAGCACTATTCAATATAGCTAATACCTTAGCTTTATCATCTGCTTGTTTGAAACCAACATATACTTCTGCAGTTACTTCTCTTTTACTTTTTGCTAATTCCATAGCTGCAATCCATGGTGCAGCATTAGCAACAGTAGCAGTCCCTAAGTCAATTACATAAACATAAGGAATTCCAATATCTTCTGATTCGTTTTTTCTTCCTTCAATGAAGAAATCTTCTAATACTGCTAATAAAGGATTAGTTGCAGTGTCGGTTCCTATTCCTCCATTTGCAACAGTTCTTTTAGCTGCAGTGAAACTTTTGAATTTTTGTATTCCTGGTGCAGGTGTTGAGTTTCCAGTGATACCAATGAATATTGGTATTTGTGCTCCTTCACCAGATAATCCAGGATTACTATCCCCTTCATAATATCTTACTTTTGGGGTTTCAGTGATGGTTATTGCCATGTTTTTATTCTCCTATAAAATTTTTAATTATTTTGTTAAGTTCATCAGTGGTGATTGATGGTTCAATGTCCTCAATACTGTAAATTTCTTCTTCAGCTTTGTATTGAGGTAAAAGACCAGCTAATGATAATGCACCAACAATAATGTAAGTTGGTGTTGGATTATCCCTAACCGCTTCATAAAGAATTAATTTCTCTTGTTTTGGTTTAGGAGTATCCTTTTTCTTATTCTCATTCTTTTTACTCATAATTCAGTCTCCAATTCAAAATCAGTGAATGGTTTACCACCAATAGGATAGTATTGGTAATAATCCATGTTCAGTTTGAAAATAGTTCTTAAAACTTGACCTGTTGGATCCAATTCATCTAAATCAGTAACACTATCAACATGGAAAGTGTTTTTAACGATATGATGTGATTGGAAAAATGATTGGTAATGGTTAATATCAGGGCATTGGTTTTTCTTTGCCCTTGCATTTGTATCTGTACGAGTTAACGCTTCGCATCTGCTCTTCAATATACTACATTCATCATCTTTATAAAATTTACAAGTGGAATAATGATTAGCTTCTGCTTGAAGTATACGATTATTCACTTGTTTTATTAATTCGTGGCGTTCCTTTTCAGTGTTACACCAGATATTAATCCATATATTGGAAGAATATCTTTTCATGATATATTCCGCACCATCTATTTGAGCATATCTTCTGCGAACGAATTGTTCGTCAGCTTGATTAATTGTAAAACATGGAGTGCGGTCTATTTCAGAATAATTTTTAACAAAAGGAACAATTTTACCATCTAAAAATAAATGATTAGCCAGTAAATTCAAGAAAGCAGTTTCCATGGGAAACATGATTTTTTTTTATAATAATCCGTTTTCTGATAAAACTTGATGATAATATTCTTTAAACTTAGGTATTGACCTATTCAATGTACGAGTAACAAATGGGTTTGCTGCAGTTCCTGGATGGTTAACTTTACGTGCAAAAACAGTGTCACCTCCAGTTTCAAAAACAAGGAACTTACCATTTTTTGGTGTGATAACATGTGGTCCTGTACCATATTGAACATCCTGCCAATAAGTACGGCCATTGCTTCTTGCATTACTATGTAGTTCACCAACTAATTTAGATGGTTTGCGTTTAGTAATGCTTCGACGAAGGTTACCTGTTTTAATTGGTGCTTCTCGTCTAGCTATATTATTGGCTTCATTCAAACCATAATCTAATGTATCACTAATCATATCAGAATGTTTTTTACCCTTTAATCCAAGTTTTTTATAATATGATGATCCGAATTTCACATCTAAACTAAAACTAATCATCGAGTATTCACATCTTGTTTTCTTTGTTTTTGAATAGTCATTCTTTTATGATGTATAATATGATTCCAAGTTTCTATTGAACCTAAAATACTATATTTAACACCATTAATCATTATAAGGTCAGTATCGTAGATTTCAGTATCAATACTCATATAGACAACATAAGTATCCTGCAATATCTTACCGAACTGTTCCATAGATGATTTAGGAGATATTGGTTGAAAATCAACTTCAACAGTATCCCTTAAATTATATTCTGGTAATGGTTCACCCCATTCAGTATATTCTCCAGTTGTTTGGGAATAAGAGTAAATATCCATTATTTCATTAGGAAAAAATGGTGGCATACTATATCATCCTCGCAGTGGCATTATAGCGGTTTTTCAAATCAGTTATCATGGAATTGATAACTCCCCATTGTCCAGCACTAGTATCTAATGAAACTGTTACTCCACCTTCACTAATGCTGGAAGCTCTTTTATCCCAACCCGGAGTATTCTCATATTCCATCATCAAATCAATGATAGCGGAATAATCCTCTTCAGGAATACAATACATATATTGAACATATAACAGGCCAGTATAATTATCATCTAAATATATTAAACCAGATTCTTCATCAATAAGACAATCATTTAAACAGATACATTTTTTATCAATCTTTATTTTATTAATTGAATGTAATGGGTAGTGATCTAAAATTATCACATCCCCATCAAAATCACGTGTTATTTGTTTTGCAGGTGTAGGTGATAATGGTAGACCGGTTTGTACTGCTAATTGTTTGATTAATAATTCCCTTGTTGGTTCAGAATCAATAATTTCTTCAGTATTCTCTTCATTAGTCATATTTTCACCTAAAAAATAAAATAATTAAAAGAATTAATTTTATTCTTCAATCATTACAAATTCAGCTTTATTATTTCCCGCAACAACAGTTATATTTCCATAATACTGTTCATATCCCTCTTTGATTCCAAGTAATTCATAAGTTCCTACAGGAACATTAGTTATATTACATCCCCCTGCAGAACCTGTAGTGCCCTCGTATTCATCACCAGTAATTCCATCAGAAACAAGAACATCTACACCTTGTAATGGATTACCTGATTCATCTTTAACAGTTACATTAACATTACCTGTTTGAGGAGTATCATCAGTATTATTATTTCCGGTATTTTCAGGATTCCCCTCAAGGACTGGGATCTGCAATACCTGTGATTAAACCGTTTTTGTATTCTGCTACGTTTTGAGCAGTAACAAATGATACAATTGCATCACGTGTACCTAATTTGTTAGTTGGTAAATCAGTTAACAAAGTAGGAGCAAGTAATCTTTTAACTTCAATAGTTGCAGAGTCAACAAATAACATGGAATCTGATTCAAGATTGGAATCAATTAAGATAGGGATTTCTGCACCGTTTGGAGCTTCGTAAGCTACAACTCTGTGTCCTAAACCAATGTCTATTTTGTCATTGTATCTTCTGTAAGGTGCAACAATCTTTTTAAGTTGTTTAGCAACAAGGTTAGTAGTTACAATACAATCAGGAGTACCATTATTTTGGTCAATGATGTCAGTTAACATATCATCAATAAGGTCTTCTGTGATTGGTTCGTCAGTTAAAGTTTCTTTGTTAGTAATAACTTGGTTTACGAAACCTTTGAAATCTTTATCACTAGCAGCACCAGTACCTTGTAAGAGAGTGTTATCTAAATCGTTAGTGACTTTAATGAAACCATCTTGGATTTCAGATTGGATTAAATCAACAACATTATTACCCATTTGAGATAACATGGAAACATCAATAGGGTAGATTAATGTTTTCATTTTCTCCATTCTTTCTTCATAAGATGAAGCTACTGCAGCTGGAATATCATCATCTTCATTAATGAATTGAGATACACCAGAACTGTTTTTCAAGTAGAATGCAGCGTAAGTGCTACTGAAGTTATCATCCACTCTTCCTTTTGATTCAAGGAATCTGAAATATGGTGCTTTTTCAAATACACGAGTTTGTAATTCTGGACTGTATGCAATTTGCATTGATGCTGGTGCAGCATCAGATAATTGCATAGCTTTCTGTAAATCAGCTATTTGTTTATTTTGTTTTTCGAATTCAGCTTGGATTTCTTTCATGGTTAATTCTTCGGTCATGGTTAATCCTCCAAAATATAAAATAAAATATTTAAAATTATATTAAAATGGTTAAAAATGGTTTAATTTTATAATAATGATTTAATCAAGTCTTCTTTGGTTTGTTTAGCAACTAACATTTCAGCTGCTTCACGACTTGTGAATTGGTCTTTTTTAGAATCATTATCTTGGGTTTTCACAGTATCTTCATCATATTGGAACTCAGGGTCACGTTTATCAGATAAATCTTTAAATAATTTACCCATTTGTTCTGATACTGCTTTGTCAACAGTTGATTTAACTGTTTCAGTTACATCTACTTCTGGAATCATTTCTTTGATTTCAGATTTCATAGATTCTAATTCAGAATGGAATAATCCTTTAATATCATCTAATGCGATAGATTTTTCTTCCTCAGGTTTTTCCTCTTCTTCATCTACTTCTGCTTCAGGAGTTTCTTCAACTTCTTCCTCAGGTTTTTCCTCTTCTTCTTCAGATGCAGATTTAATAGCATCTTTAACAATTTTTTCTAATTGTTTAGAAACTGATTGAACAGTATCATTTTTAATTTCCTCTTTCATAGGAATTAATGCTTCATTGATTAAATCCTTAACATCTTCTTTAGTTAAAGTTTCTATTTCATTTTCGGCCATATTATCAACCTCATTTTTCATAATTGTATAACATGCACCAGTCAAACAAGTAGATTTAACTAATCCTTTGCTTGTAGTGATGGTTCCATAGGTGTCCCAGTTAGCAGGCATACCTGTTAAGGAGATTTCACGTAAGGTGATGTCTTTAATTTCCCACCCACCATCTTCAAGTTGGGTGTGTTCAGTTACTCTCCCTCCAATAGACAATCCGAGTTTAACTCCAATATCTAACATGTCTCTGATTTCATTGGCATATTTCGGCAATATTTTAGCTTTAATTCTTAAAGAATAAGCATCAGTATCTATTACCCCAGTGATTGCTCCAATGATACCATCGAACAATCCATACCAATGATCACCATGCAAGTTTAAACCTGCTTGCAATTGTCTTTTCATTGACTCAATTGCAGATGGAGTTACTATGTCATCTTGAAGGTCTTTATTTGTTGTTGAAGCTATTCCTTCTATTGTTAATGAACCGTCCTCATTGAGAGTATAACTTTTTGTGGTGTCCGGATAGATTTGAGGACGTGCATAGAGTTGGAATTGCTTATCTAAGACTTCAGTTGTCATAATATTTGTTTCCACAATCTAATTTTTTTTACATACTATTTTTTTTAAATGGTTAGTGGGTTTCAGGGTTTGAACCTGTATTTTTTTTAAAAAATGAAGATTAATTTTTTTTAACCCACATGCAAAAAAGGAATAAAAAAGTATATCTTATTTTTAATTTTAGGGGAGGACCACCTCTCCCTAAAATATTAAAAATAAGAAAAATTTTGTTTTAAAACACATACATAGAGAGATATTTTAAAAAATGAAAAAATCGCACAAAAAAAAATTATTCATTTTTTTTATAGTGTTTCTTCTTTTATTTTTTTTTTTATTTTAGCAAAAAAATATGGTAAACAATGAACAGGGTTTTTTTTTAGAGATAATAAAAGAACCTGTCTTTTGTTTTTGGTTTTAGTTAATGTTTTTTTTTTGGCATTAATAAAGGAAGTGAAAAAAATGCATTAACCTATTTTTAAACGGTAGGTGGGATTTAGGAATCGAACCTAAACAAAGATGTTCCCACCATTAGTGACAAATAATAAAATATTTTTTTTTGATAAGGGAGAAAAAAAAGAAAGGAGGAAAAAATATAATTTAATAAAAATTGAAAAAAATAATTAATGGCTGAGCTATGTGTAAAAGAATAAGTTTTTCAAATTTTTTTTATTATTTTCTTTTCTTTTTTAAAACTCCCAAAATATGGTGACATAATATGAAAACTAAATATTTTTATAAAAAAAATTAAAATTAAGTTGTCATAACTGAATCTTCAGTAATAATATTTAAAACTTCAAATATATCTTCAAAATAAGCTCCAAAAGTATATCTTTCACCATCAAAAGTGATAAGGACATTTCTAAGTTCATCCTTAAAAGTCCATTTATGAACATTATCTTCTAAAGAATATTCTGCATCTTGCCAATAATCATCTATCATATTATATGATAACCATTCAGGGCATGTGATGTTTTCTTTATCAAATAATTCTTTAACAAACATAAAATTATTCCTCATTAAATTTTTTAGTGAAATATTCATAATGTTTTGGATATAATTGTTTATATTCTTCAAAGTTAATATCTTTTGTTATTTTGCCTTCATCAGCATAATATTGGATTGTAATCTTTTTCTTTTGTTCAGTAGGATTTGCTAACATATAACTAATATATCCACCATGTTCAGCATAAGATTCTTCTCTTGCAGTATTTGCATACCATGTGAAACCAGGTAAATCATCTTTATTTTCTGATTTCAAATGAATCTTAGAATATTCATCAGTATAGCAATTTCTAATATGATTATTATCATCCCACTCTTTTTTTGTCTGATCCATACTATGAGTGAATTCATGATGAATAGTTTTTTTCCAGGAAGTTATCATATCCTCTTCTTGATTCCACAAGAAAGCATATCTTCCTTTACCTCCACCTTTGAAGTATTTAGGATTAATCACAATCCTATGATTGAAATCTTCTTGTTCTGGAACAAAACGTTTACTTGCCATTTGCGAGTATGAATTATATCCTGCAGTTGTTTGGTCAAAAGAATCATAACCAGATTTAGTTGGCCTATGAATAATACCTTGACTAGTATTTTTAAACCATATTTCACGAGTTTCATTTCTTAAAACTAGAGGTACTTTGAATACTTCATGTATAATCTCGTTTGGAGTAGCTATTCCTTTTTTTAAATATGATTTAACCGCACCTTCTTCAAAACGTAACACAAAGTCACGTCCATCATCAAAGGTTTCTACAAATTTATGGTATTTTTTACCATCATAATCATAAGTTTCTAATCCTTGATAATCAATACCATGGAATTTAGCTAATTCATCGAAAGTGAAATTGTTTAATTGTTCTAATGATAAGCTTTCATTTAATATTACTGATGGTGTATCTTGTGGTGGAGTATTAGTGAATACTTGTTCCCAATCATTGATTGGTGTTAAGTTAACAGTGAATGGAACATTCTCTGATGGCTTAACCTTACTCTCCCAAACAGACAAGTAAGTGCAACGGCAATGAGGATGAAACGGTGGATAAGCACCACCTTTAATCAAATCACGAATATTATGAACTCTCTCATCACCACGATTCTCAAAGATAATCTTATCATCTTTATTAAACTCATAAGCATATCGTAAACATAAAGTACAAACATTATCATCTTCAGCAGTTAACAATTTAACTTCTGTATAACCCTCATTAACATAAGACTGTAATATACCAGTATTTTGTATACGGCTTATTTCAGTACGAGCTATCATTGTAGCTCTTTGTCTTGGAGTGAATGTACTTCCAGGTAATTGAGTAACACCTAACTCTAATAATTTAGGTGCAAGACTTAAAGGATTCTCGCCTTCAATAGCTGCACGAGTCAATCTATTCTTGATGGCTCCTCTTAAATCATCATTTAATCTTTGAATCAGACCATAATTATAATTTCGTGCAAATGCAAAAGCTAAACGGTCAGTGTCAGTGTATCTTAAATGTTCGGCAATGTTACTATATCCTTTGGCTTTACCATAATCATATATTTCTTGGAGTAATCCATCAATAGTTTCATATTTACCTGATAATATGTTATCCCATTCTTCATCCAATGACTCCCATATTTCTTGTTGGTAATATGCTTCGTTGAAGAAGAATTCTTTAGCTTCAGGACTATCAATCCATTTTACACTGGCTTGTAATGTATCATCTATTTGTTGTGAGATTAATCTGTAATATTTCATTAGTTGGATATTATCTTTTAGACTTTTTTCCGTGAACTCTTCCTCGAGTTCTAGGTCTTCAATTAGTAATTGGTTGGTTAATATCCTATCTTCTGATGAAATCATAGAAAATCACTTATTATTTCTTTTTATATATTATATTCTTTACCTAATCTTTCCATTAACAAAGCCTTTTTCAAAGCTTTAGCCTCAGTATCAGTATGAGGATTAATCAAAGTCGCATCCTCAACATTATCAATTGTAGGTGCTAAAGCAAACTGACTATAATTCATTGGCACATTACCCCAATCAACAGGGTCTAATCCATAATTGGATCTAACTTCATTAATATAAGTTGAACCATTTCTTAATTGCTTATCTTCAATCTCGGCACGGTTTAATTTATTCTCAGTATCCTCACGATTAAATTGGAATACTTCACTGAAACCACTACGGCCAAGACTTTTATTAAACTGGTCTTCAATTACACGGGCCGTACCATTCAATACTTTTTGGAAGTCCTTGTTCTGTGATTCACCAGTACCCGAACCTAAAGAAGCGGTTTCGATAATATCTACTTTTGCTGGTGGAACACCAAAGTTAACCAGGATAACATCACGACTATATTTCATCAAGTCCAGGAATTCCATGTCCCTGTTACTGTTAGATGTTCGTAGGTAGTTAGCTGCTTGTAAGATTAAAGTACCTTTCTTATTTTTGTCTTCTTTTAATCTTTTACGGTTAGCTTCAACAGCTACTTGTCCTAAGTCTTTATCAAAAGTAATGATACCTCTTGGGTCTAAACCACTATTTTGAAAGATATTTTTATTATGGTCCTTACCTAAAATCTCTAAGGTAATATCTGCAGATATTGAATCTATTAGACTGGTTCCCCATTTACTACCTTTTAATTCGATTTTAGGTTCGTAAATATGAATTAATTGGTCGGGTTCATATCTTATCTGGGTATTTCTTATACCCCATTGATTAGTGTCAGGATCCCATCCAATTAATTCTGTTGGAATGAATTTTAACCCATTAGGTACGCGGTCAAATACTCTATCATGATTAACTTCAATGAATGCATCGCCTGTGCATTTCCATGAAGGTAGTATTTGTTTGACTAAACTACTGAATGTAGCTTCATCATATAAACCTGATGGATGGTTGAATAAATTATTTAAATAGTTAACACGAGCAAAATCAACATAATCTGTTTGTGGATTGTTAATACTGAACCCATTGTTTAATAATTCATCACAGTAAACTCCACAGCATCTACGAACCCACGCATTGTAGTGGAATGCGTCATAGTACGTTTGTAGTAGGTTTATGCTTTTATCTTGATTAGGGAATGCCCATTTATATTCACGAATATATGATTCAAGTAAACTATTCATTTCTGGTTTTCTTAATAATGGTAGTTTATTTGATAATGAGTTAACTATTGATTTAGCTGTGTTAATTATTCCCATAATCTTATTTCTCCTTCTCTTTTTCCTTATTTTTTTTATATTATTCTTTTTTTTATAAATCTACAATATCAAATACAATATCTCCAATAAAGTTATCATTAAGATAGTTAAATATGTGTGAAGTAGCATCCACAATGTCGTCATTTTGACCATTAGGGAATGCTTTGAATTCATTAATGAATATTTGTCTTAATTTATCGTCAGCTATATCAACATAGACTTCACCATCAAATATTTTATTTTTCAATGGTGTAGCACGGTCAGCTTTACTATTGTTAGGAACAGCTTTACCTCGTTCTACAAAGTAACCTATTAATTGCTCTTCCCATTCATCGAATAATATTTGGCCTGCAGCAGCCACTCCTGTTTCAATAACATTAATATTATCATGACCATCAAAATGGACTTGATCTTTAACAGTATTTTTTGTATTTTTACCGAATTGACCATATAAGTAATCAGTGATTAATACACTTTTATTATCATCTAAAACATACATTGGTACACCGGCGGTGTAATCGTTTTTACCAGGGTCGCTTGAAGCTATATCGTAACCCCGACCCATTTGTATAGTTTCCATATCTGGACGATACCAATGTATTTTACTTAAGTCAAAGAAGTCTGATGTATCATCGATTGGTTTCTGTTGGTAGATAGATTGGAATACTCTTTCACCAACGGATTCTCTTTTCTTTTCTAATACTTCTATACTGTATCTTTCCGGCCATAATGGAGTTCCATCATCTTTAATAGCAGCGAATTCTATGAAGTAGTAATCATCTGCACGATCTCTTTTGAATACTCCCTGCAGGTCTCCACTTGACCAGCGAGTATGGAGTAAAACAAGCTTCGTTTGGGGTTCGATACGTTGTTCTATGATTGTATCAAACCAATCTACCTTTTTCTGCAATAATGTTGGGGTTATATCTTTAAAACCAGAATATATATCATCGAGAATTATGTAATCTGCATCTTGACCTGTGATTGAGCCGTCCGCTCCAACAAGTCTTATGCTTCCCTGATATAATGTACCTTCACGGTCACAGAACATTAAATGGTCTTTTGCATGTTTAATGTCTGATAAGTAAACATTGAAGTATTCACCATAACGGGCAACAGCTTCTTTTAATTGTATACCAAACTTTTCAGATAAAGTAGCTGAATTATTCACAATTAAAATATTCAAATCAGGGTCTTGGAATATTAACCATAATGGAAAAGCTAATGTAACCATACTTGACTTTGAGTGTCTTGGTGGCATTGCAACACATAAACGCTCAATATCACCTAGATAAACCATTGTCAATAATTCACTTAATTCATTAATATGATCTGCTTCAACAATATCTTTATATCGTGAAGCAATAAATGTCATGTAAAACTCATACAAATCATCTAATATTTCCTCCCAATCATCCACCGTCAGATTTTGATTTGGATTTAGATTTTCTAAGCTTTCGTTTGGCATTTAATCTCTCACGAATCTTATTAGTATCAAATAATTGACTTAAATCATTCATATTATTCTCAACATTAACTTCAACATTATTCTCTTGACTTTTAATGAAATCCAAATACAATTTTTGTGCATTACGTTTTTCACTAGCAACATCTTTCCAGGAAGTATTTGAATCAGGGTCATCAGCTTCAGATTCCATCTTACGAACTGCATCAGGATAATCACGACTAACATCAAGCAAACCTTGAATTTGTTCCGCAGTAGCTTCAGCTATTCCTCTACCAATAACGGTTCCTTCCTGAATAGCAGCAGCTCTATCCGTAACATGTTTTTTTTCAATGGATTTCTTTTCATTATCCACAGGGTTTTCATGTTTCTTTTTAAGATTAACATCCGCTATATCCAAAGCTTCTGCTTCAAGATTATCTTTCTTATATCTGCTAATCGCACCATGACCAATGTCTTCATTATATTCCTTTTTCAACCAACGAGATATTTCACGTGAAGACTTACCCTCACGAATCTTATCCATGATTTCATTATAATGAATTGATTGTGCTACTTTACTTTTTGGTGGCATGGTTATCTACATCCGAAGACTATTTTTCTAATGTTTTGTTTTGTTTCATTTGTTCCGGAACAATAATGTTCTGTTTCGAAACACTGTTGCGAAACAGGTAAAAAGAATATTAAATTTTAATGCACTAATTGGAAATATATATTCACAGCAATAGTTATTACAGTGAATATTGCACCTAAAATTAGCATTTGATTATTAAAACGTCTTTGGTCATCTTTCTCTTTATCTTTAATGCTATCTTTCAAGTTTTGATAATCTGTTTCAATTGTTTTTAATCGGAGTTCTAATTCAACATCTCCTTTATTTGAATCTACTTTGAAATCATTGAAACCTTGAACTAAGATATCTAATTTTTTATCCATTTCATTCATCTTAGTATTCAATTCATCAATCCTCTTTTCCTTATAATCTGCACGAGCTTCTAACTCAGCAGTTTTTCGACTAATGCCTTGAATTTGTTCTTCATGTATACAGTTATGTTCAGTATGCATCTTCTTCACCCACTGCATCACTGGTATTAATACTATCATATCCTGCAGCAGGATCAACTGTTTCATTTAACTTCGCTTCATAATTTTCAATTGCCATTTGTTCAGCCACATCAACACGTGTGTTTTCTGTTGATTGAACTATAATGTAACCTGCAATCCATACTATGAATGGTGCTAAGTATGCGAATTGTTCGGGGAGTATTTGTGCTAATGCATCTTTCCCTAAATATGATATTGCTCCTGCGATGAATACTATTGCATTCGCTGCTTTACTTTTATATTTATATGTTTGTGTCATTGGATGATGGTCTCCTTTAAATTTTATATTTTGATTGGTGATGTCAGGGTTTGCACCTGATTATATTTGAAAAAAGAGAGAGAAAAAAAATTTTAATCTAAAATTTATAAGTCTACAGGAAAATTAATTTTTTGAATGAAATCTAAAAAAAGATATTGTTACCCATTATTTTTTTAACACCTTTCACCAACCCTCTTTTTTTTATACATCACCATATCCATTTTTATATGATTAGGATTTTATATGGATAATCCGCTTTTCTTAATCCAACATATTCTATTGATGCACGGGTTACTAATCCGCATTCTGTACAATAATCTAGGCAGTGTTCTTCATTATGGATTACTCTGCCTTTGCATTCTGGACATTTGTCGAAGTTGAGCTCTGCTCTTATTATCTTCGCTCTTTTAAGCGGTTTTGATGTTATGGGTTTCAATGTTATCCTTCTCTATTATACTATAGTAATTAGTCGCAACATTCTGGAATAGTAAAGTATAAAAAAGTAACTTTTCATTATATATTAATTGGAAGAGGAAAAAAATAGGAAAAATATTTTTAATATTTTTTTTTAGGATTTTCTTTTCCTATTGTGTTCACTATATGAGAAATGAAGTGTTATTCCCCTCAATTTTATGTTGAGGGGGGTAGAGTTTTATTCTATGTTTTGGAGGAAAAAATTTTGGATAAAATGAGATAAGTGAAGGAAAAAAAATGTTTTTTTTATGATAGGAGGTTATTTTTTTTACTTTTTTTAATATTACATTCTGTGTATATGTTTTTTAAAAAAAATGGTGTGGTATCTTAATTATATTTAAAGATGACTTTCTTATGGAAATATTATATTTTTTTTTTACAAGTTTTATCTCTTTTAATTCAATTTTTTTCTCTTAAAATAGAATAAAAAAAATAGAATATTTGGCACCTAATTTGGTGCTGAAGAGTACTTTGAAAACATTTAAATATATGTTTTTATAAATATTTATACATAAACTTAATACTAGTATACTGTTTATGTGTTTCTGTTGTTTGTCTTATTATCAACTGCCATTGGTAATAAGATCCAACATTCTATTTATGAAATCTTATTTTTTTAAAATTTCCATATTTAAATATAATCTTATTTTACTCAAATAATAAAAAAATAGAATATTTGTTTAGCATTTTTGATTTTATTAGTAATTTTTTCTAAAAATAGTATTCATAATAAAGTAATAATAAAAAAAATTGTTTTTAATTTGAATGGTTTTATACTCTACTTTTTTTGGAAAAAAATATTATGCTTTTATTCTCATATTAATCCTAGTCCTCTTTGAATAAAATCTATTTCATTTTTATCTTCAGTGTAAAATACTGGAAAATTATTAAATAATACCCTATAACCTTTAATATGAGTATTATTAACTTTATTTGGTTTGTATACTTCTGTGAAACTACATTTATATAGACCATGATTCCATTTATCACTATCTTTTATTACAACACCCATATTATTCATGACATGGAAAAACTCATCAAATACTACTTCAAAGCTAATGGTATCCATGTAACGTGCAATTTTTAATAAATTACTAATATCTAATTCACAGTCCTGACAATTAGTCATGAACTCTATTGATTCATGTTTATTAAAATTAATAAACTTATCATGTTTATTGCAATTATGCCCTAATTCATGTATGAAATTTCCTGTATGTTTACATTTGCTACAACAAATATACAATTATATCATCCCTTTAAATACAATTTTTAACCGAATATTATTTTATTTTTCTAAGTATTCTTCATTATCTGTCGCAATATATTCTTCCATGACTTCAGGTAGATCGTTGAATGGTATATCGTATTTGTTGCAGATTTTTTGTAATTGGTCGAGTGTTTGTGTTTCTTCTTGTTCTATTTCGAAATAACGGAATATTACTTGTGGGTCTATCCAAGTTGTATCTCTTTTTATTTTGAATTCTTTTTTTAAGAACCATTCTTTGAATTGTTCGTATCTGTCAGTCATTCTTCCACTTCCTTATTAAATGTCTTAAAAATGCCTCTTCATCACTTATTAAAGGTTCTTGATTCATTAATTGTTTTTTTATTTCTTCTATTGATGGCTTCTTCCCAGTATCAACAAAAATAACATGATTCAATATAGTAGGAAATCGTTTTTCAGTCATTCAAACACCTCCTTTTTTAATTCAAGATAAACACGTATACTATCCAGGGAACCTACTGCGCATACATCAAGATTTTCTTTTAAAAATTCTTTAACCTCGTTAGGATTACCTGATAATTTATTGTTCTCAAATAAATCATTTAACTGCCTTGTTAATGTTCTTGTATTGGCTTTGATTGTTATTTCAGTCATCGTTATCACCATCACAAATAGAATGTAAATATTGCCATGTTTCATACTTCATAGGAATAGGAAGAGATAATACAAATTTTGATAGTGAAATATTGAATTTATCATTTGCCTTTGTCATCTCTTTCAAACTCTTTGCTATACCACTAAACTTATCTTCCATTCTTCTTTCAGTCATTCCATCACTCTTTTTCAAAATATTCACACTCAAAACCATACAATTCCTGTCCTTTCAAACATACTTCATATTCATCTTCACCAACAAAACCATCACCCATCTTCCAATCCCAATCATGCCACCCACATTTATTACAATCAATAACTGCCTTAAAATCTTCACAATTTTTATTTGGTTCATGTCCTTTTGAACAACAAAAAAGCAGACCCATACCTAAATCACCATGATAACATTTACGACAATTATCTGGAATTCTTCCTGAATTCTTATTTCGACTTGTAGTTTTATATCTTATTATATTCTTCTTCGTCTTATTTCCATTCATAATAATAATCCTCCCAGTAATAATCCAGTAATAAATGCTAAAATCATACAAAATCGTAAATACCATGTGGGGAATCTTTTTTCAGTCATTCTAAATCACTTTTTAAATCATTTACTTCACGATATAATAAAAGTTCACAACTTTCATCTTTACCATATTTCGCACGATATTCCTCCAATATAAGATAAATATGTTTTTTCCATTTCCTATCTTCAAAATAACTCCTAATAACTGCATAAACAATTACACAAAGTAATAATTCAAATGTCATAATTACTAAATCCAATAAAGTAAATGATACAATTTCAGTCATCTGAATCACCAAATAATCTTTTATTTTTTTCTTTAATCTCTTTAGTGTTTTCTTTTAATTCATCAAGATACTCTTGAAATTTATCCGATACTTCATATCCTTTCTTTATTGCTCTTGAAATTTCAGACATGAATAAAGAGTTTGCATTAAAATAATGTATACATTGTAATTTCCAAAATTTAATATCATTATCTTGTTTTAATTCTTTAATTGTTTTATCTTGCTCATTTAATAAATCACAAACAGTATCTGCTTCCACATGATATTCATATACATAATCCCAGTATTTATCACTTGCAGATTGCAAAATAGCATCTTCATACTCTTCAATATCTATATTATCCTTTTTAGCCGTTTCAAATTCTTTTTTCTCAAAATCCTCTAATGTTTTATAGTCTTCGCTTTCTGTATCTAAAAAATAAACATATTCATCATCAGTTACACTAATATATCTTTCACTCATTCAGGATCACCATCTCTTCAATTCCTCGTTCACATAATCTTCACATACACAAGTAGTACAATTACATTCTACTTGATTTGATTTTATCATTGCATTGATTATTCTATCTTTCATTGATGCATTCTCTTTTTCCAGTTCAGTATTTTGTTTGTCTGCTAATTCTAATTCTTCACGAAGAAGATTAATATATTCATCTTGCTTATTCAATAAATCAACAACTTCTTCTCTGTTTAACTCAAATTTCCCTTCTACAACAGGACATTCAGTATCATCACCAATTTTAAATCGTTTTTCAGTCATACAACATCACCATTATAAATTAAACTCCATACTTAAACCATCAAAACTAAAAAAATACCTCTGCCCATAATTATTAGTATATTCAAAAGTACAACCGAACTCCTCACAAAAATCAACTAATATATTTAATGGGATTTTAGATACATTAGAAATGTCTAATCCAAATGAATCACCAAAAAACATTAGTTTTACTTTTATTCCATTATTACGCATAAATTCTTCACAATCAAATTTAAATTCTCTTTTACTTCTCTCAAATTTCTTTTTTATATTATTCAAATCAATAACATCTTGTTTAAATCGTTTATTTTCAGTCATTTCAATCATCATATAAAGTTATTTCTAATCTTCTTTTATTACCGATTGCATCTTTTAAATCAAAACAAATTGTTCTTTCTGTTTCAATTGACAATTTATTTTCACATAACATCTTACTGAACATTTCACCATTTTCTGTGAATATTTGCTCCAAATACATTATAAAACTCATACCATTTTGAATTGGTTTTATTTTTTCAGTCATCATTCCACTTCCTCTAATTGTTTTTTAATAGATTTACCATATATTGCTTCTAAATCTTTTTTATGTTTTCTTACAAGTAATTTATAAGGAAATAAATCATTTAACAAATCTACAAGGACTTTGGCATCTTCGGGGCTAAAAACACTTGCTACATTTTCAGTATAACCATTATGTTGCATCATTATCCAATGTGAATCGTGATAAAATCGTTTTTCAGTCATATTAATCACCTATTAAATTTTCCCCATACTTTTCTTTCGTTTTTTGATTCCATAATCCAAACAACTGGATTTTTCTTGTAACGACATGACCCCAGATTTTTAATCTTCATCTGATATGGTCTATATCTTCCTCTTGTACTAATTCTTTTCGTAAACCTGAATGAATAATGAAGTAACCATAATTCCCAGATAGGTAAAATAGGGTTCAATGGATTACTATAATACCTTTGGTGCTTTGAAAAATTTGATTTATGAATATAAGTCATTCCACATCACCTAATTCTTATAAACTATCCCTTTCCCTCATCTTTTTATTAGCCACATCATAATCCCATATTTTCAATGGGTAAATACCTTTTTCTTTTAATAATTTAACCATCTCCCCTAATATCACATTAGGCTCTGTCCGTATTCCTGCCCGTACTTTTGCTTTTGCATATGCTATTTTCCACATTTTATCTAATTCTTTTTTATTAGGCAGTTCTTTCGCATTGTAAAGATAATGTTCTGTAAATTCCCAATCAAATGAAGTTAATGCAATTATTTCAGTCATCATATATCACCATTTATTAAACATTATATTTCCTCAATATTCTATTAAAGAAACCTAAATTATAATTAAAACCATATGGGGCAATGTCCTTATCTTCAAGAACAAACAACCAAGCAACACAAACTTCTGTCATAAGACTTAATGAGATTCCCCTTTCATCTTCTGCCTTTGCTTTACCAAATTTGGCATCAGAAACTAATTCTTTAATAATATTCTCTTCTGTCCATCTTTTATTAACCACCCAGTTATCAACATATTCACCTTTAACTTCTATACCTATTGTTTTTAGTTCATCAACAGTTAGATAATCCACTAATCTTTTAGCAAACCTTTTATCAAACATTGTTTCTAATTTCTCATAATTTTCCAATATTTCTTGTTTAGTTTTCATAATTAATTACTCCAATGAATTATTTATTTTCAGTTATTCAGAATCCTCATTCATCATCATATCTTTTTTCTTCATCTTCAATCTCTAATGCTTGATACCCACATTCAAGACATAAAGTACAACAATGTCCTGATTGCAAAACACAGTATGTTATTTCATCACTCATTCAGGATCACCTTAAAATTTCGTAATCTTGTCCATTCATAAATACTATCTTATCATTACTTGCTAATTCTGTAATTCTTTCTTTTAATCTTTCATTTTGTTTTTTCAAATAATCTATATAATCATCTTGACTATTTGATTCAATTGTGCATCGTAAAAATTTGTTTTCTTTTTTTAATTTTCTATTTTCTTTTGCTAAATCGTATTCTTTCACTTCTGAATAGAATAAATCTTCTAATGCATTTTTAACTTTTTCATCTTCACAATTGTTTATAAATTCTTTTAACGATAAGATACGATTATTTATATTCTCATCCCTAATTTCACTTAATCGTTTATACCTTTCTTTTTCTCGTTTTAACTGAATATTCTTTTTTTTTAGTTCTTTGTTCTGTTCTTTTAATTGTTGATTTTTTTTATCTAATCCATTCATTACTTCAAGAAAAGCATTTGTCTGCCATCCATGCACAGTTTTCCAGGTAAATCGTTTATTTTCAGTCATTATTAATCACCAATATAATATTCACAACCATCCGCACTTGACAAAACTTGTTCATGTGTCAATGCACAATAATCATTACAATCCTCACCATCTGTCTTTTTTTTATAAGGTTGGAATAAATGATTATTACAATACAAACACCATGTATCCCGATATATTTTCCTGTTAATCCTTTTTTTATATTCCACCATAGTATTTCACACCTCTATATGTGATGGCTCGTAACATTCAAATGGAATATACACCATAAAACATTCATTATCAGATTCTTCATTATTATGACAATAAAGAATTATTTTTAATTTACTCCTTTCCACCATAGCTGCTTCACTAACATGATCTGCAGCAGTAACTGGGTTAACGAATATGAAAAAAGGTGGTGTATATGGTAATCGTATTAATTCCCATTGTCTAAATTTCAAATAAACACCTGATATATCATAATAACTGTCATGTATCTGCATGTAATGGTTTTGCCATAATTTACGGTTGATTTTTTTGATTAACCATCGGCTTTTACGATTTAATTCATTGTTTAAACCATTACATAATCCGCCAATATGTTTTGCTGATTTACGAGTCATAATCATTAATACCTCTTTGTATTTAATATACGGAGAGCTTCTATTAACCCCTCATTTTTACCTTCAAGTTTAATTCGTGAATCTTTTATTTGACTTATTATGTCGTTTAATTTTTTAATAGTTGATTCATATTCATCAATAGATTCATTCTGTTTTTTTATTTCTTTTTTCAATCCCTTTATCTCTTTTTCTAAACGAGTTATTTGTCTGCTTTTTTCCTCACTTAAAGATTTATATTTTTTCTCATCAACCATAACTTTAGTCTCCTTTGTTTTTAATATACTCAAACATTTTTCTCTCTAATTCATCCATTTTACTAACAATATTATTCATATGATTAATATCTGGATTTTCTTGTTGTTTCAAATTATTCAATATAGCTGAATATTCCAGGTATTTTCTGCAATAATTTTTGAAAGGATTATCGTTTTTCATGCAGCACACTCCCCATAGTTTTTAACGTCTAATCCTTTTAACATATTCCAGTTTAAACCTTCATTGTTTAATGTTTGTGTTGCTAATTCTTTATTCACGATTATTATAGTGTATCCTTGATTGTTGCATTTTTGGAATAATTTTAATAGGTTAACAGAGCTGAATCTGAGAGTTTTTTTGTTTGATGTTATTGCGAATACCCATGTGTATCCTTTTTTTGTAGATGCATTGGCTTTTTTGATATTAACGAATCCGGTTTTATTTCTTGTTGTTTTGAATCTGTTAGATTGGTTATGGTTTATTTTTAGTTTATTCTTTTTTAGTGCTTCTTCGAATAATATTTTTAATTTAACCATTTTTTATTTCACATCCCACCATTTTCTATTAGTTTTTTTTAATTATCACTCTTTTTTAATTTCCACTGTTACATTATGGTTGTCTTTTAGTAATTCTTGGAAATCTAATCTCCAACTGTCCTTGAATTCAGGATTATCTGCAACATATAAACCATCAATACTGGTTAATTCATGTTCATATGATTTATTACGTTTCTCAAGAGTGTGAGAATAATCGGCTAATTTAATAATGATTTTGCCCGTAATCTCATTACTTTCTAATAAAGATTTAATCATTTTACTGTTTATTTTATCATTAATTATGAATCCTAAACTTATTCCACATATGAAGAGTAATATGAAACTTATTGTCATCATAACTGGTTCAATCATAATTTTATACCTCTCCTTTAAAAAAATAATAAATAATGGAATTTTTTTTATAAATAAACTCCATTAATTAAAGTGAATAATTTTCCAGGACCTTGCATTAATCCATCATCATAATTTTTAATAGAAACTTTCACTTGATCTTCAGGCATGCCTAGTACATTAGCTAGCATCCATTTGGATGGTACGAAGTTATGTTCTTCTGCTTTGAAATGGACTCTTAAGTTATTGTTTTTCTTTGTTACGTATATTGTGATGTTTGGGAAAACATCTAATAATTTCATTGCTAATTCTTTTTCATTCATTAAAAATCATTCCTCCATTTTTTTTCTTGTAATTTTTTTTATTATATAGAATATTGCTTAAATATCTCATTTACTAATTCATTGAATTTTTTATCAGGATTTTCTTCTATTTTAGCTAATATTTTAGTAATATCCCTACCCTGTATGTTCGCAGTGTTAATTTTAGTATACTTAACATATTTTGTATACGAAGTTCCTGCTTAACTCCACGTAATTCTTCGTTAATTTCATTTAATTCATATGATTCTTTCATTATTTTATTCCTCCATGCAGTCTTCTAAGTAGGTATGGTCTACTAATATTATTTTTTCATTGTTTAGTGGGCTTTTTAGTATGTCCACTAGTTTTGATTCATATTGTTTTATGCCGATTTTTACTTGGGCATTGTCTGGGCATTGTTCCAGATATTTTTTTAGTTGTTTTACTGTTAGTGGTTTCATTGCATCCTCCCTGTGCTGATTTGGATTATTGGATATCCATCAACCATTCCATTATTTCTATTTTTTATTGTTGGTCTGTTTAAATGAAAATCAGCGACATTAATATAGAATGGGTTTCTTAATGTTGGCCCATTCCTATTGTAGTTTTTTCTAATTTTATAAGCTACCATAAGCCAAACTCTCCCAAGGAATTAATTTTTCCATTTTTCCACACCCATTAAATTTTTACCATAAGTGGTCCCAGGATAAAGTCTTAACCTGACCCACCTTAGCCTCCTGATGATAAATATGGTCACCATAAACATAACCCATACTATTACCATAATCAATCAAATGCTTATACCAACCTTTACGAATATTCAAATTAGTACCACGACTTATTCTTCCTATTTTGACTAAAGCAGATTTGTAGCTGAAACCTTCATCTAAGTAGGGTTTGATTTGTTCAAACAAATCTTTTGTTTCGTTTTTTCTTTCTGCTGTAGTTTGTTCGACTATTGTTATCATTTTTTCACCCCATATCTTTTGATAAAATCGATAAAATCAATTGGATTAATATTTTTTAACCCGTAAACACTATGGTATTTGTCATGGCAGAATTTGCATAATGTAACACCATTATTCTCATTAACAGCTAGTTCGGGGTTTTCTTTGTATCCGAATAGGTGGTGTACGTGTAGGTGTTTGTTTAATCCGCAGCAGATGCATTGTTGATTATCTCTTGATAATACTTGTTTTCTCCAGTTATCGTATCCTGGTACTTCATCTTCACGAGTTATGGTGATTGGTTCATCTGATTCTTCGATTTTAACTGCATCAGATACGAGTAATTGGATTTTACCGCCTCTATATTCATTTGGGCTGTATCTTCCGATTAATCTGATATGGTCTCCATTTTTCCATTTATCGAAGTCTGCACATTTGTCTTCAAATCTTGCTTTGATTATTATACTGGTGTCCTCGTCATAGATTTCAACATATTGTGAGTAAACTGCCTTTCCTATAATATCATCTTCTTCCACAATAGGGTTACTCATATTTTTTATTTTACAGTCTAATGCTAGGAATTGGGTTTTTCTTAAATCAATTTCATTTAATTTAATGTATAATTCATCAGGTTCTGTTCCCATAATGTTGCATAATTGGTGGAATTCCTCTATGGATATATCCATTCTTGCATTACACATAATAGCTTGAGATAACCCTTCTATAATACCAATATTTTTTAGAGTATTTGTATCTGTTAAAACAGATAAGTTAATATATATACCACATAAACAAACTTGTGGATTGTCGTTCAAACTTTGTTCTTCTGAATCACGGTGAAACCATATAAATAAATGCTCCGTGAGCCTATCCTCTCCATATTTAAAAGTACCTGGAACACAAGTACGATATTCGATAGTATAATTTTCAAATTCAAGTTCTTGAGTTTTCCCCATTATTTTCACTCTCCATCTTTTATTTTCCTATTGGAATTTTCACTTTCCTACGTTTACGAGTAACATCCAAACCATCAATAGCTTCCAAGAAATACTCATTAAACAAATACCTATAATTAGATAATAAACTTTCAAAATCCGCATCTAAAACATAAGTAATACAATAATCATCCATATCACGTATACCTCTACCATAAGCCTGCATTAATGGCATGATAGTTTGATACATATACCAGGATAAATCATATCTTTTACGAATGTTGATCTGTTTTCCTGCAAGACTTGGGAAAGGCATTTTATATAATATTTGGAATCTGCATTTATCACCTTTAAAATCAACTCCATCTTTTACACCCGCACCTATGAGTATTGTTGGTTTGCGACTTTTTTCGAATTGTTCGATGAATTTGCTGCGGTCTTTTCCTCCAGCTATCATTATTTTATGAGTGGTGGATAATTCTTGTTTTAACCACCATGCTTGTTGGTTGCTGGATACATGGATTACTCCTTTTTCGTTTTTGTGTTTGTCGAGTATTTCTTCGATTTTGTTTAATCCGTTAATGTTTTTCCAGTTTCCTCGTTTCATATTCCCCACATAGTCTCTGATTATAGGCCTATTCTTACGTGGGAATGGTGATTTTACGTATATGTAGTATGTTTTTTCTGGGTTGAGTCCTATCCAGTAGCAGAATTTTTCTTTGTTTCCTAATGTTCCTGTCATGAATAGTCTTGTTCCTCCGAAGTGTAGGAGTGTTTCACTGTAGTCTTTTATCATTAATGGTTTGAATTCTGCTTTTAATCCGATATGATAATCGTCTTGTTGGATCTCTTTTTTGGTTGGTATTTCGATGATTAAACTATTGTCTTTTAATTGTTTTCGTAACTCTTCAAATTGGTTAATTTTTCTTTCATAATGATTTAATGTATCATCATTGAAAGAATCTGATATGCTCATGTTTTCACGGCCACCATAAGTTTCATTAATATACCTTGTGAATTGGATTTTTGTTTCATTGATTAATTTTTCACATACTCCAATCCAGTATAATGGACCTTCCATTTTCTTTAAAGTTAAACCATGTTCTAAACCATCAAAAATATCAAAATCATAATCTTTTTTAATGGTTTTACGATTCAATGTTACTGTTACTAATTGCATTACTTTTTTCTCAAAATTATGAGTTTCATCCAAGATTAACAAGTCTCTTTCAGGTAATGCTTGTGCAAAGTTTCCAGCATAATATAAATAATCATAGTTAGTGATTATTGCTGGTGAAAGTAATGCTTCCTGTATTGCTTGATTGTATGGGCAGTCTCCACATTTTTTAGGTTTTTTAGGTTTCTCCGGTGCAGCATATTTTCCAGGATTTTGTTTATGTTTTTTTAATGCTATACTGTAGCTTTCTAACATTTTTTGGTATTGTTCGTTAATGTTACATGGTTCGCAGGAGCCATCATAATTACATGGGTAATTACTTCTTCCTTTGATTTCTTTTAACATATCTTTGAAATCATGTAGGTATTGTTCCTGGAGTTGGTTTGTCATTGTGCAAATGTATGTAGTTTCGAAGTAGTTTGCTATAGTTGTTGCAATAGCGGATTTTCCTACTCCGGTTCCTGCTTCCAGAATAATATTTTCATATCCTTTATTGATTGCTGTTAATATTTCATCAATAATTTTTTCTTGTTCTGGTCTTGGATTATATCCTTTTAAACTCCATTTTTCCATATTCATTATTTTTTCACCTCCCATTCTGTTGGGTAATTTTCTTTTACGTATTGCCAGTCATCGAATAGTTGTTGTTGATCTTTTAGGTCATGTGTGTAATCTTGGTATGCGTCGAATAGTATGTCTTCGAGTTCTTCTTCATCTTTGATTTCAAGTATTTTCATTACTTCTTCCATGTCTCTTGGGTCTGGTTTTCCTCCTCCTCGGTATGGTGCCCAGATTCTTAGCCATGCATCACTGTTTTTCTTGTTTCTGATTTTTTCTTCCATGTTTTCTTCATAGTAGGTGTCTTCGAGGAGTAGGTAGATTTTCATTTTTGCCATGTTCATTGCTTTTTGTTGTTCTAGTAGTTCTGCTCCCCTTTGTTCTCCGTTTTTGTCTGTGTAGTCTAACCATGATTCTAGGCATTCGGTGAAGAATTTGCTTAGGTTTGGTATGTGTTTTTTTGCGATTGTTAGTAAGTCTTCATCGATTGATAATTTGATATCTTTTTTCATTTTTTTCCACTTCCTTTTTTTAATACTTTTTTGTTTTTTAGTAATACACTCGTGAAGGGTTTAACCCCTACAATCCAAATACGACCGTACGGTCATAACGGTCGTACGACCGTATTTCAGTATACCCCCTATATAGCGAATTCGGTGTAAAATAAATTTTACAAAATACTCTTCCTAACATTAGAAACAGCCTCCTCAAAAATCATATCCAAATCACAACTCCTACTCTTACAAATAGGACCCAATTCCATACGAACATCAGACAAAACACCATCATCCAAAATACCATCATTCATCTGAATACGAGCACGTAACATCCTCTCAGCATCATTAACAACCAACATCTCACTATCAGACCACACATGCTCCAACACACCCGCAGTCTCAGGAGACAAACCAATAGACTCCAAAGCCTTACTATAAATACGAATAGCATTACGAGCATCATCAACACTAACAACATCAGACAAACGAGTCTTAGCCTTAGCAATACTCAAACGCTCAATAGCCTTCAAATCCCTAGCAGTAATAGGCTTAGCAGAATCATCACCCTGAGCAACATTACGAGTACTAACATAAAATTCAGTTAACAAAACCTTAGCCTCATCAGACAAAACCGGAAAACACTCCATCTTAGCATAAGTAATATACTTCTTAAAACACTCATCAGACAAAGCCTCAACATCATTAACAAACCGCTCCTTATTCAACAAATTAGTAGCTAACTCACGGTCTTTCTTTTCATCAATAATATCTTCTAAAGCAAAAACCAAATCAAACCTAGATAAATTACTATCTGGAATATCAATCTGTTCTTTCACAGTCTTGTAACGATTAAACTTACTATATTTCGGATTAGCACAAGCTAAAATACTTGTACGGGCACTCATATTCTGAACCAAACCTGCTTTGGCAGAAGATACAGACAATTGTTCCATAGGCTCATTCAAAGACTTCTGAGTACCCGCACTAAGCTTATCATATTCATCAATACATAACAAACCAGTATCTGCTAAGACAACAGCACCTGCTTCCATAGCCCAAGTACCAGTCAATTCATCTTTAACAGCAGACACAGTTAAACCGGCTTTACTTGTACTTGTACCAGCAATACTGATAATTTTAGGTGCACGCTGATTAACCGCAGATATAATTTGTGATTTACCAATACCTGGATCACCAATTAATAAAATATGAATTGTCCACCTATCCATTTGACTAGTTTTAACACTATCATTAGATGGTCTAGCACCCTCAAATAATTGCAACAATAAACCTTCCTTAACAGTATCATAACCATAAATCTCAGGAGCTAAAGTACCAACTAATCTATCATAAATATCCTCTTGTTGAGATAGTTCATGAATCATTTTTTTATCAGATTCAGTAATCCTATAATCCTCAAAAGCATCATCAACAGGAGCAATATTATGCAAGTTAATCATGAATTCAAACTCATTCTTATTAGGTTCACTTTTCTCAATATCAAACTTACCAAAAATATCACAAACATCACCAGCTTTTAATTTATGCTGAGGTGAAGCTAAATAATCAGTCATATAACCTTTGAACTCACGACTAACACCACCTTGACGGAATTCCAAAGGTTCTTCTAATTTAACATATCGAGTATTTTTAAAAGTGCTGCTTTCAGTTAATAATCTGAAAGATCTACCCCCACATTCATTACATAATGAAGGCACAACAACACTTTTACTATTAGACATATCAATATAATGTAAACGCATACAACCTCTACATTCAAAAGCAGCTTTTTCAATCTCAACATGTATTGGAGTGATATTTTTAATCATAGCTTTAGTACTGATTAAATCACCATTATATGTTGTATCCAAGTCATGTAAGAGTACATTTGGAGGTATGTCAACTAATTTAAAAGTGATATGGTGTTTTTCACTTCGGTTTTTATTCACTTTTTCTTCAGCGTAAGCTAACATTGCTTCCCATGATAAATCAAAAAGATTTTTATCTAAAAGTTCTAAAAAGAAGTTATTAACCAAAGTATAATCTATATTTACTTTGGTTTGTGTCTTACACTCTTTAGCATAAGCCAATTCTTCTTTATAGTTTTCTTTTATGAAGTTCATGAAAAGTTTTTTGGGATTAGCACCCATATTCTACCTCCAGATGTCAATTGTTATTCGACTAATTCTTTTTTAGCTGTTCTGTATTCATCTAAAGTTACTTCATTTTCTTCATATAAACGAAGTAACTCTGCTACGATATTTTCACGAGTTACCTTTGTTTTATTTGCTTGTAAGTTTGCAATAGCTAAACCTACTTGAGGGTACTCTTCTTTTAATACTTTGATTGTTTTCTTTTTAGGTTTAGATTCTTTTTTAGGTTCCTCATTTGTTACGAGTTCTGCTTCCACTACTTCAGCAGGTTCCTCCTTAACTACTTCTGCTTTGGTTTCGATAGGTTCATTTTTTGGTTTGTTTGGCCTATCAGCAGCAGTTTTTTTAACTGTTTTTTTCACAGTTTTTTTACTTTTCTTAACAGATTTTTTCTCAGCACCCCTCTCTTCTGCAGAAACTTCACCTGCACCTATAAGGTCAGATATTGCTCTGCTTTTTGCCCTTGTATGTGCTGTTGATGGGACATCGTGTTCAGCATTGCTGAACCTACCACGTAAAATGAAATTACTTGGTGTTTCTTTATCTGCTGGATATTTAGGTGTTCCTTTGTATCTGATTTTATCATATATGCTGCAGGACCCTACTGCGGTAGCTGATCTACCATTTGGTAGTACTGCTCTGACGTAATATTTAGCAGAGACGATTTGATTTGTCTCGTCTCTTGTGATTTCTTCATTGACTACTTCATCTGAAATATTGAATGCTGTAGCTAATTTCCTCCATGCGGATTTCTTTTTTGCTTTTTTGTCTCCGATTTGTTGGTAATCGGATTCGTCTAATAGTCTTTCGACTAATTCTTGATAATTGTTCATGAATGCTTCTGCTGCATCCACGTCAACTATGTCAAATTGGTTTACTATGGAAGTTGGTGCAGTAGATTCAACTACTGCTACTTCTCCTGTCATTTCTTCAGCCATTATAAATCACCATTTTATTCTTCGTAGTATTCTTCATCATCTTCTTCATAGATGACTTTGCGGTCTGGATCTACTTGGACTTTATAACTCCTTGTTGGGTATTCCTGGTCTTCTTTTGGTGGAATGATTTTCACTAATTCCACATGTAAAAAGTCACCGATTGCTACTTTTTTGTAGAATCTTTGTAAATGTGCATGTGTAGGTAAGTGTTGGAGTAATGGTTCTCCTTCTTCATCTTCACCTACTTCCAAAACCATGCCTTTACGACCGTAGCTGTCTTTGTAAAATTCGTATAAATTCCCTTCCACATTATCCCCTACTTTTTCAAATTTAGGGTATTTTGTGAAGTTGTTTTCTTCTTCAGGTTCTAATGTTTCCCATGCCATAATTTTTGCCTCCAAATTAGTTTTTTATGAATTGCATACAAACAAAACGCAATTCTATATTATTTAATTCAATTTCGCTTAATTCTGTGAAATGTTTAGGTAGTTTTCCTCCTTTAGTGAATATGCTTATGCATACATCATCAGGGTTGATGATTATATTTCCAGGATTGTATTCTAATCCTAAACATTTGGCCAGATCTTTATGTCCGACCATTGATTTTGCCCCGTAGCATAGGGCTTTAAATTCTTCATAACTTAGTTCTTTTTGGATTATGAGTACATCATAATCCGATAACATCGCTGGGCTGTACCCGTTGATTACATACTTCATTTTTTCACAACTCCTTCTCTTCTTTGGTTTTGCCTTATGAGGCATTTACCTGGATTGTTATAATAATTGTCTAGGTCTTCGCAGCCGTGTATGCATTGACCGCAACAATTGTCATTGAAGACCAAGATGTTTCTTTGAGTATAAGCTTCCATTTTATGTGAGTCCTCCATTATAATAGACATTTGCTTCTGTACCAGTTAATCCGGCACCATATTTTACGAATATTAATACTAAGGTTATCATTAGGATGATTATTCCGAAGAATATTATGTATGGTGCGATTTTGTTGCACCATTTCTCAAACCTGCTACGTGTGTCTTTGTGGAGGCTTTTCGGTTTTTTGAAATTATAACCAAAAAGTACTAGGAATAATTGTACAATGCCTATAATGTTCATAGTTTCACCTCCTGAATGTGGCTAGCTATTTTTAAGATATCCTCACTGTTTTTGAGGATTATACAGTGTAAGTATGCATTATCCTTTGTTGTTGTGTGTGGGATGTCCAATGATTCCACTAATGTTCTCATTGCATTGAATGACCCATCTTTTGTGGTTAATTGCAATGCGTATTCTGTTGATATTGCTCGTGGGTTGTAATTTGATTGTCTTGCTACGAAATTACATGGTGTATTATAGTTTTCATGGAGATATCCTTTGATGTCTTTTTCTGCTAAGAGTATGTCATTCATTGGATCACCTCTGGTGCATCCATTAACATGTCCTTTAACTGTCTTATTTTATTGAGAATTACTGGTTTGTGTTGGTTGATGTAACTGTATTCTGAACCGTAGAGTATTGCTTCAGCTCTTCGGATTTCCAGTATTTTCTCCCATTGTTTTATGTGGAGACTGTAATATTTTTTATCTCCTAACATATGGGATTTTATCCCTTTTTTGACTACATGAGCCTTGATTTCTTCTTTGATTTCTTCTTTTTCTTCTTGTAAAGAAGAAATGCTTTTTTCAAAATAAGTTTTTGAGGTAGCATTCATTCTACCACCCCAGCATTCCATGGTACACTATAAACCATATGAATATCTACATCAGGCACATAATGTTCACTGTTTAAAATTAGTACTGGTGGGATACTCCAGTTTTTCCAAGCATTTTGTAATGCTTTTAATGGTGTTTTCCCACTTGAGATTGGTGCACCATAATCATCACCATATGGTACATTATGGTATACTCTGAATCTGTCATTATATTCATCTAATGCATATAAGTGTGCATTATGGTGGAGTATATTATATGGTGCTTGTTTTTTCGCTTTTTTGTAGATGTTTTCTAAGTCTTCTATTGCTTCTATGAGTTCTGTTTCATCGATTCCACAGTATTTTATTGTGGAGAATGATGGGAAGCTTGTTTTGTAGACTCTTTCATTAGATAGGAATGTTATAATTTCCATTAATTTATCTGCTTCCCTACTTAATTCAGTAGGGTTTTTTGTTAAGCGGTAGTTGTTCCTATTCATTAGAAACACCACCATTTAAAAGTAGTTCTTTTAGTTCATCATAGCCTTCACTTCTTCTGAGGTGATCTATGATTTCTTTTTCGGTGCCTATGATGGCACCGTTTATTGAGAGGGCGGGTTGCCCATTATAGTTGACTATATCTAACATATTTTATCCTCGCAGGAATTACTAGATGATTTTTCATGACGGCCATCATGAAATTTCATCTGCATATTAATGTTGGTTTTGCTATTATTTAAATGTTACTACTATTATAATAGTTATAATCGTTTCTACTATAAACTAAATAAACACAAAATATATATAAGTGACTTCTTACAGACTATATTATAACTATTATAATAATTGAAACTATTATAATGATTAAAATATTTAATCAAGGTGATTTAGAGTGAAAAAATATACAACAAAAGTAAATTATGCGAACCTCCAGAACAATTCATTAAGATGCGGAATACCAAAAGAAATAGTAGACCATTTACAAATTGAACCTGGAGATAGTGTAAAATGGATACTTGATGAAACATCAGGAACCGTAACTGTTGAAAAATTAGATTTATAATAATAATTTAATTTTTTTATAATTAAAAAAAAGCTATATAAATTGACGATAGCTTTCGCTAAAGCAATTAAACTTCTCCTTTCGTTGGAGACTATATAAAAATATGTAAATAAGTTTATATAGCATTTTAGACTTATATAATTACAGGTTACGGAATACATCTTATCCTCGCAGGTAACTTGTTTTTATGTAACCAAAAAGGTATAGGTGAGGAACGGCCATTCCTACGACCCTATACTTTTTTTATGTTACAAATATTATATTGTAAAAATCTACTTTTATATAATTTTCTAAAAAACTAAGAAAACTATTTTTTTTAATCAGTATCTTTTAACTCAATATGATTTTTAATAATATTCAAAATCCTTTTTTTATAAGAATAAATATCTGAAACATTCTTAATATCTATTTTATCACCTATTTTCATTCCATTATGTCCTACTTCAACATTGTCAAATAGTTCTATTTTTAAATTATCCTGGTTATTGAAATGGAATCTGACAATTGTATAAAATTGATGATCATCTAATAACACATTACAGTAACTTTTACGGTCACGAATTGTTATTCTTTCACTGTCTGTTACTTCTGCAGCTATTGATTTAATGATATAATATCCCTCTAATTCTTCAGGTGTTGTGACTATATCATCGGTTACTGGTGCTTCTTTTTCAGTTTCTTGAACTTCTTCTTTTTCTTCAGATACATCTGTTCTTGCTACTGCATCAGCTAATCTTTTTTCTACTTTTTCATTGATAATTTCAGTAGATACACTTGTAAGTATTAATCCAAATCTTTCTTTAATTGATTGGGTTAACACTCCATCATATACTTGTTTTCCTATTGTTTTAATGAATTCTTCTGATGGGTCTTCTAATTCATTTATTAATGTTTTTTTGATTAAGTTACGATATTTTAAGTCATCTGCTCTTGTGACTATTTCATCAATATCGAAGTTGTTTTTAACGAATTTTTCTAATTCTTTTATATCATTTTTTGTAAGGTTTAATAAGTTAATGTCCAGGAATGGTTTTTCAGCCATTCTGTTATTATCATCACCTGTGGTGAAGAATTTATATTCAACACCATTAGTTAGGATTCCTATTTGGATGTCTGTGATGCTGAAGTATCTGTATAATTGTGAGATGTGATCACTTGTTAGTGGGTTGTTTACTTGTTTGCATTCGATGAATATTATTGGTTCATCATTTTCTAATATTGCTAAGTCGACTTTTTCTCCTTGTTTTGTTCCTACGTCTGCAGTGTATTCTGCTCTTACTTCTGCAGGGTTGGTGGTGTCATATCCTAGTATTCTTAGGAATGGCATTATTAATGCTATTTTTGTTGTTTCTTCGCTGTCGATGTGCTCGAGTTTTGTTTTTATGTCTTTACAAAATTCTTTCACTTCATTTTCAAATGACATTTTTATTCGCACCTTCCTTTTTTTGGTCTTCATTATTATATTGTCTTGTTATATATTTAAATGTTTTTATAGGCTTATTTTAAACATTATTCAGTAAAATAAACATTTTATTATGTGTTTGTTTAATGATAAATTGGAAAACATATGGGAATCATTTTTCACTGTTTAACAAAAAATAATAAAAATTACTGAAATGTACAAAAAAAAATATAATAAAAAAGAATAGAAAAAATTAACTCAAACATCTAAAATGTCAAACTATCAATAATATGAGCCTCTTTGTTCATACCCACCTTACCAGTATGATAAGTGAATTTAATTGGTTTATCAACACTTAATTCAAAATCACCATTACCAGTGTTCTTAGTACTGATTTCACCATATTTCACTCCAAGATTATTCCTTATATCTGCTTTTTGACTAGTGTCCTGATATTGAGTCATAAAACCTCTCGCAAAAGCAGGTGATTCCTCACATAACTTATCATATTCATTATAACCTAAGTAATATGGTGTTCCATTAATAACAATTGCAGCATCATACCCACTTTCACTAGCTGGACCATTCAAACTGTAGAAATAGAATGTGTCTGAGGTTGTTGCTTCTATTGTATCTGAAGCAGTTACTATTCCAATTAATGTTGCTCCTATTATCAGTAATGATAGTAGCATTATTATTTTTTTCATCATAATTAGTTCATCCTCCATTTTAATATTTTAATTTTATTCCACAATGTGGACAATTAGCCCGTTGACCCTTGAAATTCTTACCGCAAGACCCACAAGTATAAGTTTTATTTGGGTTTGGGAATGATGGTCCTACACGGACAGCATTGTTCTGAGACCTGCTTTTAGCCCAACGGTAGAAAAAGAAAGTTACTATTAATGCAAGTATAACTCCTAATAATGGTCCGAGAATTAATACGCCTATGAATAGTGTTATGAAAAATGCTATGATAGTTACCATGTATCTTCCTACACTGCTGGTATTGTCCCCGCCTCTTCCGGTTCTTGCTGCTCTCATTTGGTTTCCACATACAGGGCATTTGTATACTCCTCTTTCTTCTTCACTTGTGAACCCGCAGGCATCACATATATAATCGAAATGTGCCATTTTTTTCACCTCACTATATTATATTTTTGTGTATATTAGGTTAATATATTTTTATTTTTAATCGAAAGTTTTAAAAAAGTAACATATTATTAAATACACACAATCAAATCCAAAGGAGGAATTAAATATACTATTTAGTGAAATGTTATGTAACACATTAAACATAACTCCAGAAACTGGTGAAATATCTGGAGAATGTTGTATATGTAAAAAACATACTGAAACTGGTTTTAAAAAAAAATTCAGTGGAAATTTCACATGTGCTGATTATATTAGTACTGGTGAAGTAATATGTCCAGAATGCCAATATTTAGTTAAAAATAGTAATGAATATCGAAGAACGATGTTTCTTTTAACAGAAGATGAATTAATTAAATTCAAGAAGAAAGAAGCTAAAGATATAGTATTTAATTTACCTGATAAACCATTTTATATTTATTTAACTAAAACTTGGCAGAAAATAGGGTGGATACGGATGAATGAAGTATATAATCCAAGTAAAGATGGAATAATTAATTTTTTAGTTGATTATGATATTATTCATACGAATATGGATAACTTAAAAAAACATTATGATAATATCCACATCCTAAGAGAATTGAAAATACCTAAAACAGTATTAGAAACTGGAAAATTAGAAATGCATCATTTTAACAAAATAAAAGATGAATACGATATCAAAACTGCTAGAAAATATAGTAAATATCTTAATTCTATGTCTAATAATCCAGTTTATGATTTAGCATTATATTTGGAGGATTAATATAATGGAAGATGATTATAAAACTCAAGAAGAATTAGAAATGACAATTGAAAAAGATTTAGCTTACTGCTTGGCAAATGTATATCGAAAGATTCCTTGGAGGAAAATAGGTGTTAAATCTGCACATAAGTTTTTTGTAGATCGTATACGTGCAAGTAGTAATAGTCGAAATTTTAAGGAATTTTTAGATGTGTTCACACGAAAATGTAATGTAGAATTTGTTAGATTAGATACTGAAATTATTGATTTTTTAGAAGCACATATTAATATTACTATGATGTTACTTCGTAAAGAATCAACTTTTATAGCTAATTTAGCATTGGAAAAAGTAGATGAGTTAAAGAAAGCTGAAAAATTGGCTAAAACTGGTCAAAAAACATTAATATAAAAAAAGGAGTTTGAGTATTTATGGAAACTTTAAAAATAAAGGGAAATTGGACTGCATTATCTCCAATCCATCATGGTGGTTCTGAGGATTATGGTACTACTAAATTAATTTTAACATTACCTACAGTAGTTATTAATCCATTAACAGGTGAAGAAGAAATTGATAATATTCCTGCAATTCATGGGAATGCTGTTAGAGGATATTTAAGACGTTTGATAATGGATGATTTTTTAACATTATTAGATTATGAATTAGATTCCAAAAAAGTTTATCATTTCTTATTTACTGGTGGAATACTTGAAGCATTAGATAGTAAAGATAAAGGAGCGATTAATTTAACTTTAAAAAAACAGATTCGTGAGTTAATTCCACCAATAAGTTTGATTGGTTCTGCTTTAGGAAATCAGATGATTCAAGGAAAGTTAAAAGTAGGAATGGGTGATATTGTTTGTAGTGAAACTAAACATTATATTGAAGATTATAGTGATTATGATTTCAGTGCATATAATCTTAAAGGATCTGATTTTGGTACGAGATTGGATGATTTGAAAGAGGGTAAAACAGATGATGATGAGCAAGCTCATCAGATGAAATATGAATTTGAAACTTTAATTAGAGGTACTAAATTTACTCATGAATTTATTTTAGAAGACTGTAATAGTATAGAAAAGGCTTGTTTCCATAGGATGATTAAATTATGGGAAGAAAGACCTTATCTTGGAGGTAAATCTGGTACTGGTTATGGTAAAATTCGTTTGGATTATCCTAGTTTAAATGATTTGGATGATTTGGATTATCTTAATTATATTGAAGATAATAAAGATGAAATTACTAATTTGTTAAATGAGTTAGTGAAAATATGGAAATAAAAAAAGAAATCATGCAAAGAATACTTGATTATAGTAGTGGATGTAACTATTCTCCATTAGAAATAGTGATGGATGTTACTCCACCTATTTATATTACAAGTCCATGGTTGCATCTTGATAGTATTTTAACATATTTATGTCTTCGTGATGCATTAGGTGATTTATTTTATATTATGCCTTCAAATGAAAAAATTGATGTTAGTTTATTAGATGTTCCATTAATGAAAACAAGTGATGTGTATCATAGCAGTGTTGGAATATATTATAAACCAAGATTATATCGTGACACTATATATAAAAGATTCACTGATAAAGAAACCCATAAATTAACTCGTAAACAACAAAAAGGCAGAATCAAAACTAATCAAGGCCATTTTAAAGATTTTATGATAAATCTCCCAATATTAATCACAGATAAAATAACATTTTACTGTAATGGAGATAAAGAAGAAATAACTCGATTATTATCCTATTTAACTAATATTGGGAAAAAAACAAGTATTGGTAGCGGGAAAATAAGAAAAATAACTGTTAACTCCATTAATGAAGATTATAGTTTCTTTAAAAATGAAAAAATTATGAGGCCAATACCTGCAACTTTAGATGTGCCTGTTGTTCCAGGCATGGTATTTGAACAACAACCATACAAACCACCCTACTGGGATAAAAATAATGTTTGTATGTGTATTGTTCCCGAGAATCAATTGCAAATGTGATTTACTATGAGATTACTATTAAAATTTAACTCATCAGAGAAAATAAATCCTTATCAAATTTCTAAATTTGAAATACAGGGATTTATTTATTCTTTATTAAAAGGAACACGATATAATTATCTTCATGATAGAAAGGGGTTTAAATTTTTTTGTTTTAGTAATATTTTCATAATTAAACAGAAATATCATTTAATTATTAGTTCACCTGATCCAAAGATGATAAAAACATTATATTATAAATTAAAAACAATGGATACATTAAGATTAGGAGAAAAAATATATTCTATAAATGAATTAATTTTAATAAATCTTCCTAGAAAATTTAATTATTTCAAAACAAGTACACCAATAATTTTATTCCATAATCAAACAAGAAGTAACCATTGCTACAGTTTTAAAAAAGATGATATTAATTATGCATGGTTTTTTGAACGTTTAAAAGATAATGCTTTGAAAAAATATAATGCATTTTATAATGATGAGTATTCTTTTGAAGGTCCTTTATTTTCATCATTTAGTTTTAAAAGAGAAGTTGCTATGGACTTTAAAAGGAAAAACCATAAATTTGTTTTAATTGGTTCTTTGTGGGATAAATTAGATTATGATTATACTAAAGATAATATCAAATTCTATAAATTTATTTATGAAAATGGTCTTGGGGAAAAGAACGGATTAGGTTATGGAATGTTAAACAATGTTAAATAAAAGTGATTTAAAATGCACCCTGATAATAATATGCCAAGAAGAACACGATTAAGCTATGAGATGCACAGTAAACATAAATCATATCAAGATAATATTAAATTAGCTGAAGAGAATATTTCAGAAATTTTAAATTCAAAATACAAACCAGTGATTGAATATTCTGGTGGGAAAGACAGTCTTGTATTGTTACATATGGTTATGCAGCAGGACAATACTGTGCCCATTTTCAATTATCATCCTGGTTATGGGAAATATGCTAAGCAGATTTATCGTACACAGAAAACACATAATGAGTTAATGCGTAGTGCAGAGATTGCAGGAGCTATGGATTTGACCGTAGTCAACACCCCTTTTTGGAACGGAGAAAAATACTTAATTGGAGATTACTTCCCAATGTTATTTAATTTCATGAAAAAAAGGAATTGTGATTTAGAGTTATTAGGTATTCGTGGCGGTGAATCTGTTACACGTAAACATCGTGTTAAAGGGCCATTAATTCGTATGGAGGGTCAAAGAAGAGTATCTTTCCCTATCCGACATTTAACTGTTGATGATATATGGACATATATTATTACAAATGATTTGTATTATATATCTCATTACGACAAATATGCCCAAGTATATGGTTATGAAAATGCAAGATTTACTAGTTTATTTAATGAAAACAATTTAGATGTTGGAGGGTCATTTTTCTTTGATAAGATTATATTATCTGAAGAATCTAATCAACAAGCAGAATTACATGAAAAATGGTGGACTAGAATAAATAAATTAGATGGAGGTGATAATTATGGATAGTAAAGGTAAAGATTAAGGGGATTTATTCCTCTTAATTTTTTTTAAAGAAGTAACCACATCTAATGCATCAAAAATAGTATCATATAAATCTGTATCGTAAGTTTTACCATCAATACTTATTGTTCCACGCCATTTTCCTAAATGAGGGATATAATAAACATTATTCCAATAAGATAACTCAGTATATGTTAAATCAAACTGTTTTAAATACTGATAAATAAACTCGCGAGTGATACCATTATCAATATCTTCAACAACATCATATATACTCATACCTTGCATTTTGCAGGATAATAAGTAAGGTACTCCTCCTTTTTCTTCAATAAGACTATACATTTTCATTGTTTTTTTAGGAGTGCGTTTAACATAACCTAATTCTTTTTTGGTAATGTTCTCTTTTTTTAGTATTTCTGTGATTGCATGGTCTAATGTACCTTGCTTAACATTTAGCTCATCTGCAAGTGTGGTTATATTATGTCCTTCTTTGAATTTCCGCTTTAAATAGTTTATTCCACCAATTTCATTAAGTTTATCTTCTAAACTTTGAGTATAATTGATATTAAAATCATCCCAATTATAACAACTAATTTCAATCCATTTGTTTAACGTGATTGGGGATATATTTAACTCTTCAGCGATTTCTCCACGATGTTTGAATTCTTTATTTATAATTTCACTTAATAAATAGTTTATTTCAGTAACAGATTTTTTAGTTCCCATACGAATCCCCATGAAAAAAAGTAAACTTAATAATGAGTTGACCAAACATTTTTGATCAACCCATAAAATGATTCGAGTACAACACATGTGTGCTGCACTTATTATATATTTTCAAGTAACTTCTTAAATTTTTCTTTATTATTTTTTCCAGGAATTGATTGGAATTTCTTCATTTGTGATGGGGTTAATTTGAAACTCACTCTCTCTGTTGCATATTCATAATCTGAGATATTAGTTGAATATATGTTAAAAATAGTATTGAACATATTTTTAACTTGTTCTTCTTCAGAAACATTAGTTGATTTGATTTCATTGAGTTTATCTATTAAATCATACTCTAATGTTGCTTCTTTGATATACATCTCTGTACTGGCTGAGATGCCCATCCCAGTCATAAACAAGCTCACCATATAACTGAATGATGTAGCATGAACTACATCAAATCCATGATGGCGTGCATAATATCGAGCAAATGCACACCATCTCGTTGAATTATCTACGATGGATAATGTGATTCCATGTTCTTTGAGGAATTCTTTTAGAACTTCATCAGTCATATCTGCATCAATTATCGTATAGTCATATTCATTTTCCCAAAACATTTTAGATCACCATTTTAAAAAATAAAATTAGGGATTGTTAATAATCCCATTTGTTATGAGGTACTGATAAAGAGTTTCATCATCAGTAATAAGTGCGATTTCTTCTATGTCTCCTTCTTCGAATAATTGCTCTGCATTTTCACCATATTTTGCATATATCAACAATTCTCTTGAAATTGATTGAGCATATGCCTTTTTAAAAGATTCAGTATAATATGAAATGATTTCATCTTTATAATCACAATCATCTTCCCAAAAACTTTTTGGGATTTCTACAACATACCCATTATCATAAACGATATCACTAACTTTTGTTTCATCATATGTGTATGGGTCTTCATAGTATACATCTTCATGTAGGATAATTGTATTTCCATTAAATTTAGGGATAAATCTCATGTAATACTGACAGTCCCAATCAGAGTCATAGTCTTCATATTCTATTTCGAATTTTGCCCCTTCATTGATGATTAATATGAGGTTTTCCCTCACATAAGTACGGTTTTCAGTATCGTCTGATTGTAAGATGGCATCATCAATCCAAAGTCCATCATCAGCCAAATCAGATTCAAATTGAGCAAGTTCATTTTCTTGCTCAATAGTTGATCCTTTGATAGAAATTCCATCATGGAAGAGGAATCTCCTTGATTGGTATCCTGTACCATTCCAGAAATACCAGTCAATATCTTCAGCTTCAGAATCATTGATTGTAACGTATCCTTCAACATATACTTCTTCATTTCTGTTTGAAACAATTTTAAATGATACATCAAAAGATTCAAAGTAGTTTATTTCTTCTTTGATTTCTTCTGAAATTTCTCCACCATTGTCGATGAATTCTACAAGTTCTTCTTTGATTTCAGTTAATAATTCTTCAGATTCTTTGATGTCTTCTTTTGCTCTTTTGATGACTCTTTCACGTGCTTCTAATTGTTCTTGAGTCATGTTTTCGATATCTAATTCTTCCATTTTAGCAAGTTTTTCTCTTGCGTTTTCAAGCAATTGTTTTTCAGTGTAATATTCGTTTTCTAAACTCATTTTTTTCAACTCGAATCATTTTTTTGAGAAGTTCACTTCTCGTTATACTTATGTTGGTCTTACTAGTATATATACTTTTCTATAAAATAACAAACTTTAAAAAAGCAACTTCATACACACAACAATAAGAAAAAAAATCAAAAAGGAATGTTAACTCATGGATTTATCAGAGTTTATTTACCGTTTCAGTAAAGAATACAGTGTTCAACATCTAGATGATGCTGAAGAGGGTGTTTTCGTAGATGAAATAGTTGAAGATGTTTACTTAATAAGGAGATATTAAAATATGGTTTACGTTGTGCATGAAAAACAGAAGGAAATTAAATTCTTGAAAGAATACTATCCATTAATCAGAGATGGTGTTAAAAGACAAACAATGCGTTTAGCAAATAAAAGATTAGATGTTAATGAGGATGATATTGTAACCGCAATTTTCCCAGGACTTGATGACACACTAAAAATAAAAATTACGAAGATTGGTTATCGTCAGTTCAAACACATCAAATTAGAAGATGCTGCCATGGAAGGTTATGATAGTATTAGTGGTTTGAAGAATGATTTAGTTAAAATTTATCCTGATATTAATAAATGGGATAGATTGTATTATTATCAATTTGAATTAGTGGAGTAGAATATGAAGGTGGATAATATGGCTAAATATACAACTACAAGTTTAATTAAAGAATTAGAGAAATTTCCGGAAGATTTACCGATTGAAACGGAATTAGCAATGGTGTATAATTATGATGATGATAAAGTCATTGAAGAAACCAGCGGTAAAACATTCACGGGTGAGGAGGATTTATTCAGAATATATGCTAAGTATGCAACTGAATTAGCTATCTTTGAAGGCTCATGGGAAGAAGATAATATTTCTGATTTGAATAATATCATGCCTAAATATGTTCTTGGATGGGAAGTTGATGATCATTGTGGTCCTAATGCTATTTTGAAAAAAGATATTTTAAGTGTATTTTTCCGTTGTTATGCTTATGAGGATGTGGTGAATGGTTGTACGAGGGAAGTTCTTGCAGAACTTGGATTAACAGGACTTGTTGATGAAATTGACAGTAAAGTTAAAGCACAAGCAAAATACTGTGAAGAGAATAATTTACCGTTATTTGCTTATGAGGATGGTGTTTGTTTGTGTGGTAATCAGATTTATAATAAGATTTCTTTGGAAGAGGCGGGTAGTGAGTTGATTACTAGTTGTCCTTATTGTAGTCGTGCTTTCAATGATTAAAAAGGAAATGAGGAGTTTATTTTATGGTTGGAAGAAATCCTAGATTCATTAATACTGAGAAGTTTATTAATTATTGCAATGAAAAAGATATAGCAATCTCAAGAATGAACCATTCAAAAGACAAAGTAGTTAATTTAAATGCAAGGGAATTAATTGAAGAGTATGATAATCATTTAACTAAGAATGATTGTCTGGATAATTTACGTTCCAGGATACAAAGTTGTATAACATCACATATACCTTATGATACGAATAATGGGGACATGTATTCTGATATAAAGTTTGTTTCTCCACAACATTTAGCAGATGAACTTACAAGAAAAATATTAGATGATGAAAATATTTCTCGTATTTTACAATTATATTATAAATCAAGATGTTGTGGGGATGAATTAGATGGGTAAATTTGAGATTTTTGGTATTTTCATGATTATTCTTGCAGTAAGTATCCCAGTTATAATAGCTGTTGGAGTAACAGATATGAAAGAATGGCATAACGAGACATGTATTATTCTGGATAAATATGAAGACGAATACACTACAATACAACCCATGCCCATGGGTAAAGCAGGAATAATGACTGTTCCGGTTAAACATCATGATTATTATTTTAACACAACTAAAGGAGTTATACCTGTTACTTCAAAGGAATATAATTCACATAATATTTCAGATACTTTGAATGTTAGTGTGAATGATAAAGGTCGAGTGCAGGTGATTTTAAATTGAACATAAGCATACAACCACGTTCAGGTAAATGTCATTCATTAAATGAATCTCTTATTAAGCATGCTATGGAACATCCTAATACTAATAATGTATTTTTATGTCCACCACCATTAATAGATTCTGAATTTGTAACCATTAAACGATTATTAGATAAATCTCACATTTGTTATGAAGCAGATGATGAAAATAAAATCATTACATTAACTAATGATTCATCAATACATTTCAAAGCTTCCACTACTGGTGTTTTGAAAAAGACTCATTATGAAAAAATGATAAGGGATCTCAAAGTAGAGACGGAAGAATTAATGAAGTTTAATGATGATATGATTGAAGGGTTCAGTAATAATCCTGTATATCAGAGGTATTTTAAGAAGTGGAGATTAAATGAAAAAAAAGAAGAGGAGTTTTAGAAAGAATGGCTGGTTTGTATAATATAATGAACAGGGAAAGAGAGACAATCTGTAAAAATTGTACACATTTCAGTTTTAAAATCGACCCTTATTACAAAAAGACTATGTGTACGTATTATGATACGCCTACAGATGCAGAGAGTAATTTAAAATGTTCTGAATATATGGAACCAGGTGATCCAATATAAAAATTATTTTTTATAGGTATGTATCTAAGATTTTGGCCAAAGGAGACAGACTTAGAATCTGTTGCATATAGTTGCTACGTGGGTTCAAATCCCACCATACCTACTCTAAAAAAAAGATAAATGGAGGATAATACAATGAGTGCTAAACAGTACATGCGTGGGCATGAAATATATTATGATGATGAAAAGAAAGCATGGATTTATACCGAAAATGGTGAGCGGGTTTATGATAATGAATGTATTGAATGTGTTAAATGTGATAAACCCCCGATTGATGATGTTGATTTTTGTTTATATGCTTTACATGATTGTGATTTTATTAATGCTGCTTGTTGTGGTCATGGTGTTAAACCAGGTTATATTAAGTTGAAAGATGGTAGGGTATTTCGTGAGGAGGAAGTGTGAATTATGAATAATGAAACTTCTAAAAAAATAGTGGAAAATATGAATAGTTTTGCTAATTCAATAAAACCACTATCTGAAAAATTAGGAAATTTTAAAAAAGTCCTGGAAAACAATTACCTCATAATCCTAAAAAATTACATAACTAAATTATTCCCTTATGCTAATGTGGAAGTGAAAATCATAAATGGCATTGTTAAAATCATTTCAGATAAAGAGTTACATGACATAAATTTAGTTACAATGCAATATTTGATTGGTATGCGTATTTTAAATTATACAAAGTATCAGACATGTGTAATATATAATTTAGGTCTGAAAAAAGAAGATGAACTAGAAAAAATGTATTTTATAGCAAGTACTAAATTTCCACCGTTTGATTTATGTTTAAAGTCTAGTTGTGATAATTGTGCTTTTTCAGAATATCATACAGGATATGATCCAAGAATAAGGAGGATGATATGAATGAGTTATATGGTACATGAAGGCGGTTGTAGAATAAGTATTGTATATGAATATAGGGATCCTGTTGATAATACTTTCACAAAAAAGGTTAATGGTGTTGCTGATTATATTGTGTCTAGTCATAAACAAGCAAAAGAATTTAAAATGATACTCCAACAATCTGAAATCATTGTTGAGGAATTGAACAAATTAAATGAAGAAATAATATCTTTAAAAAAAGATTTGGCAGTAGCTCAAGCATCAGCATTATTCGATACTGTAACATCAAAAAGAGTTATTGAATTACAAAAAGAGTTAAAAGAAAAGGATTATGAGGTTAACCATCTTGTTAATAGTATTTATCGTAAAACAGACGAGTTTTATGAAGAAAAAAAGAAGTTGCTTCTTGAAAATAATGCATTGCGAAAGAAGAATAAACAATCCACTGCTATAGTGGAAGCTGTTAGGAAAACAGAATTAAGTAAAATTCCTACAGATGAATTAGCTAGGGAGTTATATTCTAGGATGGAGAATTTGGATAAATTGGAGAAGAGTCATAATAAATTGTTAAGTCAACATAAGAAAGCTGCAGTGATGATAGCTGAATTAAAAAAACAATAACAGATGGGAGGGATATTTTATGGATGAAAGATTAGATTTATGGGATAGTGAAGAATTATACAAGAAATGCAAACAATTTTGTGATACATGGGAATTTGGTAAAGAATGTAATAATAGGAAAGGAATGTATGAGTTTCTTGAAGGTATTGAAATGGATTTGTATAATCAAAAGAATGATATAATTAATGAATTAGGTATTACTGATTGTCCATTTCATAATAGAGATGATTAAACTATGGCAAATGATTTTAGTCATTTATCATGTGAGTATTATAATGATGGTGTTTGTTTAAATTATTGGATGGTTTATCGGAATGCCTGGAGTATTGATAAATATAATTATTGTTTGAGGGATTTGGAATGAGTTTAAAAAAAGTCAGATTACTTAAAGGAGTAGATTATGTTTACTGTTTCCTTAAAGAGAAAGTTATTAAGGAAGAAGAATGTGATTATTATGAGCATAATCTCGAATGCGATAAAAATGATGATGTTTATGGTAGAACACATAGTAAAGGTACTCGTGCAGGTTATGGATATGCTACTGCTGGGTCTACCAGTGTATTAAATTCTTGTAAATATTGTTTAAAAAAAGCAGAACAATATGAAGAGTTTTATTTACCCCAAGAAGTTACTAATAAAAAAAGAAAGAAATTATTTGGATTATTCTGATGGTGAGGAGTTGTAAATGAGTAAAAGAAAATCATTCTATTATAATGATTGGAAATATAAAATCCGGTGGAATGAACGAGCAACACCTTTTATGATTAAACATATGAATTTAGGAAATCTACAAGGGAAATATCTTCGTGATAGAGGTTTTGGAACTTTAATTAAAATTAGAATGGTAAGGATGTACCAGTTAAAAAGGAAATTTAGGAGTAAAAAATGTCTCTGGTGGTGATTTGGAATGAGTGAAAAAGAGAAGTTAAATAATTTACTATCTGCACGAATGGAGTTTGGAAAAGCAAAACAAGAATATATAAATTGTATTTCTGATTTTCTTGGAGATGCAGTAAATTATATACACATTAAATTTCATGGAAATAAAATGTATGTAACTTTTGAGTCCTTTTGTTCTTTTAATGATAAGTATTTATTGAAATTTTGTAATGAATTTGGTTTGTTAGCTCCATCAATAGAGTTTAAAGAGTTAAATGAACATCTACCTGTGTATAAGTGGGAATTTATTAAACTATTGGATTAAAGGTGATTCTGAATGAGTAGATATGAATATTGGAAATGCTCTGAAAGAGAGGATAAAGAGGGATTTGGTGTAAAAGATATTGTAAATAATACTTATTATGCTGGTGATGAAGTTATTGATTTGATAAATCAATTATCTATTAAGGCAAATAAGTTTGAAGAAGCTTATAATGATGAAAAAAAGAAAACCATAAGTTATAAAAAAGTTTTAAAAGATTTAATTAATGGAGATTACATAAAATGACTGAACATATCATAAGCATTGTTAATAAAAACAATTTTAAATTTTTAAGAGAAAATAAAACTAATTATTTATTGCCTATTGGGGATATTGAAGCAATGTGTATATTATTTAATTATATTGCTAAGAATGGTACCGTACCTAATGTTAATACGAATGGTTGGTGGAAAAAAGAAGAGTTTCAAGAATATTTATCGTATCTGAAATAAGGAGGATTTGGAGTGACTGAGGAAAAACAAGAAATAACTCAATGTAATTACTGTAAGTATTTTTTCATCTACCTTGATGGGACTACAACTTGTTTAATGAAAAATGATTATATGATAGTCGATGGAGTTAATGTATTTCCAAAAGAATGCAGGGATTATAAAATGAGGATGTGGGTTTAAATGAATGAGAAACAGATTGAGGTACTTGCAGAATATATGGCTGCAGCAGTATATGCTTTTGGAGGTGAACATGCAAGAGAAAATTTTGTTTATGCTTTTAAAAAAGCAAAAGAACATGATAAAGAACAGTGTCAAATAGTAAAAGGTTATGATACTCAACAGATTGAAAAAGATTTAAAAAAAATTGAAGATGAAATGAGGGGGTTAAAATGACTGAAAAATGGATTGTTGATGATGCAGGTACATTAATCAATATGGAAACTAGGGAAAATTATGATTATGTGTCAGATGTTTGTAATTTACTGAATGAAAAAGAAAAAAGAATTAAACAATTAAAAAAAGAGAATAACGATTTTGATGATGCAATAAATGAGATAAGTAATATTTTATTAGAAGCATATGAACAAGGAGTATCAAATCCCTATTTAAAAAGAATAGGGAAAGTAAAATTATATGACAGGTGATTGAATGACTGAAAAATTTAAAATAATCAATAATGCAGGAGATTATCATTTGATGAATGGTGATGAAGAATTATGCTATGATTTATGCTCTCCGACAATGATGCAAGACAACTGGAATAAAGTTGTTGATAAATTAAACAAGCAAGAAAAAACAATCAAGGAATTAAATCAATACTGCATCGCCTGCGATGACACACTAACAACAATTATTGAATTAGTAGATGAATTATTAAGCATGACAACAATTAATCATAACATAATAAGTAAAGCATTAAAAGCTATACATAATGTTGATTTGAAAGAGATGAATCAAGTTAAATATGAAATATTAAAAATTAACAGGAAGGATATTAAATGACTAAAAAATGTTTAATTATTTTATTAATGGGATTGTTATTCTTAATCTGCATAAGTACAGTTAGTGCAGAAGAAGTAACAATGAGAGTAGACAGTAAACATATTGTTGGAACCGGAACTGGAAATACACCATTATCGCCTGATGAGTATTCTAATGTAGTATATGTTGTTTCGGAAATAAGTGGAGGATATGGTGGGCCTTATATTCTTCAAGAATATCCTGTTTCATTAGATGATTACTGTAAAATTAAAATTGGTGATAAAATAACATTAGAAAAACCAGAATATAGGACAGACTCTTGGAAAGTTATTAAAATAGAATAAAAGTGATTTGGATGAGTGAAAAAAAATTTACTGCAATGGCCGAATTCAATGGTTTCAATGATATCTACTGTGATGATCATGTCATATGTAGTGTTCGAATTGAATATGCAGATAACCTGATTAACTTATTAAATGGGCAAGAAAAAAGAATAAAAGAATTAGAAGAAGAATTAAAACAATTTAAACCAGTAATATTCAAAACAGAAAATGGAGATAAAACATTCTATGAAAAAAAAGAATAAATTAAATGATATACTGAAAATACTACATAACTATAAAGAAGAATATGATTTTCTCGCAAAAGAACACACAGAATCACACAACATCCAGCAAGCCATAATCTATGAGGAAAAAAGCAAAACCATAAATGACTTGCTTAACGAAATAACAGGAGAAAAAAAATAATGGGTAAAAGATATAAAACAGGAAATGTAGGTCGTAAAAGAGGAGTGAAACCAAAACAAATATATTATAAAAGAGAAAAGAAAATTAATGAATTAATAAACCTTTTCAAAAACAATTATTATGACCATCACAATAGCTTGAATACACTTGAAACATACGCTTTTATGTATCGTTTGAAAAGTGATATTAAACAATTATTCTTTTTACAAGAGAATACTCTACATTTACAATCTTATCGTAGACGAAGTATTTATTATCATCAGTTATCTCGTTTTAAACGGATTTATAGTCGATGGAAACTTGATACTAGATATGCTTTTTTATCTTATGTTTGTCAGGTGCCTCCACGTTATGTTATTGAATATAGTAACATTTAAAAAAGCAACTTATTACTATCTTTTAATATGTTCTGAAGAGGATTGATATGATATGGAGTTATTAAATAAAGTATTGAAAAAATATCTTTTTGAAATATTGATTAAAGGCCATGATACTGTTAAGGATGATAATGATAATATAAAAGAGCATTTATGTAATCATTATCTTATAAGAGCACCTGCAAAGGATAGTAGGGAATTATTATCAGATATTAATGATGGTGTTTATGATTTGGAGTATTATCCGTTGAAAGGTGAAGCTTTATTTGATTATGTTAATAGTTTAAATAATCCATCTTTGGATGGTTTTGTTTATACTTATCCTAATCGTATATTTGAGCAGAAGTCAACACCATCATCAAATGAATTCATTAATCAATTTCAGATTATATTGAATCGTTTGAATAATAATAGTGGGAGTAATCGTGCAGTGGCCACGATTTATAATCCTTTCCATGATTGTTATGAGAAAGATATTCCTTGTTTGCAATGGATTCAATGTACTATACGGGATAATCAGTTAATATTGCATTGTATATTCCGTAGTAATGATGTTTTTGGTGCTTTTTATAGTAATATGTTGTTTTTATCATATCTTGGTTTACGATTAACTGAAGAGTATAATTCTTATGATTTGAATGATGATGTTGAGTTCCAGGGTATTGATTATCATTGTACAAGTGGTCATATCTATGAGTATAATGTAGATGAAGCTGTGAAATTATATAAAAGCTTGTAGAGGATGTAATATGGGAATGTTTGAGCATGAATTATGTTTAAAATTAATAAGTAAGGATGATGCTGATTCTGAAGAGTTAGGTGATTTTATAGTGGAGTTAATGAATCATGAGTTTAGGAATTGGGGTTTTGAGTTTTCGTTGATTCGTATTAAGGAAGTGAAAGAATGAGATTTACTTATCATAAAAATCATCATGGTAGTTATGTTGTTGAGGATAGTTTGGAGAAGTTGCCTTTGTTGTTTTTTACTGATTTGAATGCTGTTATTCGTTGTGTTAATGAATTGAATAATATTTCTGTTAGTAAACAAGGATTGTTGGATTTGATTGAGAAGAAACAAGGTGAATGTCTTAGACAATCACAGGAGTATGGTGTTCCTAAGGAAGTTATTGAAAAATCCAAAGCGAAAATATGTATTTTACAAGAGTTATATGTGGAGTTTGAGGGGTAATGTCTATGAATTTATCCTGGAGTGAAATATACGATATTGTTCGTGAATTAACTGACAAAATAGAAACTCAAAAAACAGCACAAAAAACAATACCTCGAGTAAATCTAAAAACACTACTCCAAATCATGATCAACTTCGACACATTCACATATGATAAAAAAATCAGCTTCAAAATAACAGGTTCTAATGAAAACATCACCTTAAAAATATGGAGAAAATGAATTTATATGACTAATAAAGAATTAAAGAAATTACAAGACACCACAGAGAATATAAAATATTCAACGGAAGACAATTGTAAGTTAACAAGGAAATTAATCCGTAGAGTTGAAGAGTTAACATCACAACAATGTTTAACTAATAATATTCTTATTGAAATGGCTCGTGCGGATTCACGTGAAGATTTAAACGAAAGATTAGATGATTTAATAGCTATCAAAGAATAAAATGTGGAGGTTATGTTTTTTATGATTAAAGCAATTGATGAACTAAAGAAGACACATGCAAGAATGACTACTTTGTTGAATGAGTTGGCTGTATTGGAGGATGGTTTGGATGCTGATTATTCACAGTTAGTGATTGATTACAGGTGGATAGCGAATGAGTTAGAGCATCGTAGAACTACTTTACAGAAACGTGGTAGGACATTATGAGGTGTTTTAATGAATTTCAATGAATTTGAAAAGAATGTTATTGCGATGAAACAGAAACTTGAAGAAGCAGATATTAAACTAGACACTGTGAAAATCGAATATACTAAATTTGATGGGTATAATTGCATTTGGGCTATGAAAGATGATAATATTATAACTTACTTCAAATGGTGATATGGAATGAATATTCATAGAGATTGTGAGTATTATATCCCTGAGAATGATATGTGCCTACTATACTTTGAATTAGGATTCCATGAAATATCACAATATAATAAATGCTTAGAGGAAGTGATTTACAATGACTAAAAGTGAAATAGATAAAAAATTATCACTATATGGAGAATGTTTTAATCTAAGGTTCTACACTTCTGAAAAAAAATATTACCTGTCCTCTCCAAGTTTCAATCCAATGCTGATTGCAGTATATTCAGAAAATGAGAGAGATAAAGCTATTCATTTGTTTGAAGTCCTTGAAAGTTTATTTCAGAGTTGGAAAATAACAGAAGAACAGTTAAATTATATTCAAAATTCAATTAGTAATGCAATAAAACATCAAAAAACCAAGATTGGTGAAGAAGCATTGCGAGAGGTGATTAGGGATTATAATGAATGGATGTTAGGTCATAAAGAGGGGTTAGATAATGAGTAAGTTAACTGAATACTTACAAGGTAAAATCATGGATTGTGAACGAATATTCGAGAATGTTAATACTGACACCGACCAAGTATTCCTAAAAGGAATGCTCCAACATGGTGGCGAAACCAATGCACTATTAATGAATATTGGTAAAAGACAAGCCTACATGGAAGTATTGGATTATCTGCGAAGGAATGGTGGTTTACAATGAGTGATACTGGTGTACCATTAGTATCTGTCCGTATTAATGATAAGGCATGTGATTACTGCCTTGAATGTGTAAATGTATGCAGTACCGGAGCATTAACATATGACAAATGCTTTGAACATGATGGGGCAGAATGTGCAAATTGCAAGGTATGTATGGATGTATGTCCAAATGAAGCAATAACAATACTGCCAATGGAGTAAAAACAATGAACACTAAAAATAGAAAAGCATTTAACAACTTACTCCTTGCAAACTTGATAAAACAATATATCATTTTTAATCAAGGCTGCACAGCTAAGGACATAAGTAAATTTTTAATGGAACATAAGTTTAGTTTGCAAATCAATTGCACTCCACGAAAGATTAGTGCATTGATACGAGATTATTCTACTCCATCTTCTAATAGTGCGTATAAATGGTTTGGATGTATTGAACAGGTTAAACGTGCAGGTGAACCTCATGTTTATTATGTTAAAGGGGAATGAATTATGGTTGGTGAAAATATAAAAATACCAATTAAAGTGAAAACTGGAATATTAGAGAAGAAATTAAACGAATTAAAGTTAAATGAAATGACTCCTACAGAATTAGAGGAAATTATCAGAGAGAATATTGAAGTTGTTCTAATACAAAAAAGACCTTATAGAAAGGAAGTTACTGAAAAAACATTTCATGTAGATTTAAAAGAAATATCGGAGGAAAGAAACTCATGAATTTAGATAATCAGCATTTAATTGCAATTAAAACAACAAAAGTAGAATATCAAAAGAAAAGAGATATGGAAACTGATAAGAAGAAAAAACAATTATATCAAGCTATGATTGATGATTTAACTAGTGAAGAAAAAAGGATACTTGGACAAAGTAATATTTTATTAGATAATATTGAAAAAGGAGAAGAATGATACTATGTTTTTAGAATTAACTGACAATATAATTCTCAAAGACTGCTTTGAGACAGTAGGAAAAATAATAGATGAAATTATACTTGAATGTGATAGTGAGGGAATGCGTCTTCGTGCATTAGACAGATCACATATAACATTTGTGGAAATGGATTTGAAAGGGTCATTATTTGATGAGTATAAATGTGAGAAACCTGAAAAGATTGTTGTGGATTCTACTGAGTTAACAAAAATCTTGAAAAGATGTAATAGTAAGGATATACTCAGATTAGAAACTGATGATAGTTATTTAATACTTAAATTTGAGGGTGATAGTAGTCGTACTTTTAAGTTGGCTTTGATTGATAATGAATATGAATCAGCAGTTCCCCCATCAATTGAACATCCCGTTAGTGTTCCAATACCAACAAATATTTTGGAGGAAATTTTAAAGGATATGGAATTGTTTGGTGAAACATTAAGTTTCACTGTTGATGAAGATTATCTTATCTGTAACGGTACAAGTGAATTAGGTGATAGTGAAACTAAATATTTACATGGTGAACATGTAAGTGAAGTTGTTCGTAGTGTGTTCAATATAGCTAAGATTAAAGACATGTTAACTGCTAAAAAATTATCTAAATTAGTTACTTTGAAATTAGGTAATGATATGCCTTTGATTATGAATTTTAATATTAGTAATGGTGAGGGAAAACTTGAATTCTTGTTAGCTCCAAGGTTGGAGATGGATGAGTGATTTTAATGGATGATGAAATAATTCGTGGGCCAGTACCGTTATTGGATAAAACAAAGGAGTATTGGAATCCGACAGTAACTAGGGAAGCACCAGTAACAGCAAGTGATGAACCATCATACTATAATAGTAATGGTTTATCACCATTACAAGCATTCCGTAAAGGTTTGTTAAGTGAAGAAGAATATCGTGGATTCCTAAAAGGCAATATTATTAAATATGCTGTTCGTTGTGATAAAAAGAATGGTGCTGAAGATATGGATAAATGTATTGATTATTGTAAACATTTGAGGGATATATTATGAGTATTATTGATAAAATTAAACGGAAACTTAAAATACATAATAAGCCAGATATTTCCGAAGAGTTAGTGGCCATACTGAAACATCTTACATCAATTGATGATACCATTATTGATTTATTAGGGAAGTATTATGGAAAATATGATTTTATAATTGAATATGGTTACAATCAAAGATTATCTGTTAATAAAAATGTTGTATTATGTATTCAGGGCGAATACTTAGAATATTATTCTTTAAAGGAGGATAATATTTCTCCCGAAACTATTCCTTTAGGAGCCATATATTTACCATCAATCATCGCTATTAAACGAAGAGAAGGGTCATAAATGGTTAGTGATGAAATTTTAAAAAGATATGCATATGTAAACTGCAGTACATATCGTGTGAAAGTGTTAAAGTATTTAGATAATGTTGATTGGGATATGCCTAAAAATATTGCTGAAAAAAATGGGATTAGGCAGAATCATATTAGTAAAGTCTTAAGAGAATTACATGAGATTAATTTAATTGAATGTATTAATCCTGAAGCACATAAAGGTAGATTATATCGTATAACTGATGAAGGTCATGAAGTGAATTCAATAAAAAAGTGATGCATTATGCATGTATTCGTGGATAACAGGGAACATAAAAGATTAGATGAAATACTCGAATATTACCAAGAAGAAGGGGATGATGTTACATGTGAAGTGTTAACATTGGATACTGGTGATTTTATATTCGATGATGGCCGTAATCAGGTATGTTTTGAATGGAAAACAATAGCTGATTTTATAGCTTCAGTTAAGGATAAAAGAGTGTTTAATCAATCTATTTCAATGTATGACGAATTTGATTATCATTTCGTTATCATAGTAGGTACTGACATTGAATTAGAAAATAGTTTAGTAATTGATGGTTTAAGACCATCTGCTTATTATGGTGCAATCACTCGTTTAAACACTTACACTACTGTTATTACTGCACCAGATAATCATACTGCTTATGCTTTAATGTTATGTCAAGCATGTAAGTGTTTGGATGATAATTTTGTTTATAAAAGATTACCTATTAAATCCCCTAATCCTGCACAGAATCTATTATTAACATGTAATAAGATTGGTGAAGAAACTGTTAAATTATTAACAAACGAGTTAAATATTTATAGTTTCAAAGATTTAACACGATTATCCTATGATAATTTAATCAGTATTCAAGGTATAGGTCCTAAAACAGCAAATATGATATTAGAATATATAGGTGAAACAATCACATAAAATGAGATAATTATTTTTTTCCCTTATCATGCAAGACATACAACAAAAACTAGACAAATACAATACACCATATGTTCCTGGAGAAAAAAGAAGTCCGGAATATGAAAGACAGATCAGACAGAAACAGACATTGAAAAGAAGAATAAGTATAGCTAAAAGTTTAAAATATGAAGCTAAATACTTATTAATCAATGAAAATAATCTGGAACAAGTTTATTATTTAATTTCTTTATTCAATGATAAATTTAAGATGTTACATAAAAGAGCATCTGAAGAAACAATAATATTAGCTTTCATATTTTATACTGTACGCTTAGATGATAGTCGTATTAATCTGAATAATTATCGTATCAGTAAAAAGTATCATTTGAATGATCAGGTTTTTAGTTTGATTATTAGTCGTATGTTTCATATTGTTATGCAGGAAAAGCCTATTGTTCCGTCATTGACTACTGATTATAATCATGATGTTTTATATGATACTCATGGGAAAATTAAATAGTAAAATATAAAAAAGTAACTTTTTATTAGATAGTAATATGAAATAGCTGGAAAACAAATTTCTGGTTATTTCAATGCTAAAGCAAATTTGTAAATGGACTATCCAATATTAGGAAAATAACTGTTCATAACCTCGATAAATGGAGGATTAAAAATAATAGGAGTATTTTAATATAATAAAAGAAGAAAGATTAATTTGATAATATAAATGCATTTCGATTTTCACGTTCTAGATATTAAAAATATCGTAATAGTCTCTCTATATTTTATGAATTATTTACTCCATTTTTTGCTATAATTAAAAAAAAAGGGGAATATATAAAGGAAAAGTTTTCATTGTTTAAACATCAATTTACAATTTTTCATCAATTAATCGCTATTTAGTTGGTTGCGGGAACACTTTTTTCTTCTTTTATTTTATTCCTATTTTTTTATCCCCCATTTTTTGTTTTAATTTCTTATCGATATTTATCTAATATATCATCATCACTTTTATTCTCTAAAGCAGCTATTCTTTCCATTATTTGAGATTGTTGTTTAGTCAAAGTATTTTGCAGTTCTTCGTTTTTATTTTCTAATTCGTTAATTTTTTCTTCCATTTCCCGCCTTACATCTGAAGTGTATACCTTTGTTTCAGTATTTTCAAGACTTAAATCAGGTATTGCTGCCATGTATGCTTCATACACATCATTATCATCAATTTTAATATAACTAGGGTCTGTTTTCATAGGACTTACATGCCCTTCAATCAAAGAACATATTCTTAAATCACCACAGTTTCGACTTATCATAGTTTCAAAGTATTTCCTGCAAGCATGCGCATGAAATTTAGGGATTTTCTCTATTGCTTTTTGTTTATCTTCTTTAGATATTTCCCCATTTTTTATTTTTTCATCAATTATTTTAATGTGATGTTCTCTTAATTTTTTATTTTTTTCAGTAAATGCTTCCGATACAGATATTTGTTGTAATTGACCTTTAAAAAACTTTTTTTTACTTGAAAATAATGAATCTTCTTTTGTTAATTCTAAATTCAT